AAGGGCGTGGGCGACGCGATCCGCACCGTGGCGCGCCACGCTCTTCTGGATGATGACGATCCCGATCGTCTCCCCTGGGCGCATTCTGGAGCTTGCGGAATTGGAGTTGAGGATCTTCACGGACGCGAGGCGGCAGACCTCGTCGATCAGGACGGCGTCAGGCTCGCCGGCGGCGACCGCGGCCTTGTGCAGCTGAAGCGTGTTCATCCTGGTGGTCTGGCCGTTGACGGCCTTGAAGGCGGCCGCCTGGGCGGCGCGATCAGCGATCACCACCAGGGCCGGGAGCTGCTCTACGCCGCGCAGCGTGGCGGCCGTCGCGCGATGTTGGCCATCGATCACAGCGAACCTCCCGCCTTCGACAGGGGAGACGATGAGCGGCGCGAACTTGGACCAGGCGAACCGTTCTGCGATCGCGGAGACGTTCTTGGCGCCGGCTCCGCGGATCGGTCGCTGATAGGCCTCGTCCACGACGAGGTCCTTGATGCTGACCCACTGCAGCATCGGCGCCGGGCCGGGATCAAACTGCGTTTCGGGAAGGCGATGAGCGGCGGGATCAAGCGTGCGCATGATAACGCCTGAAGCGGGGGGGGGGGTGACGAAGGAAGGTCGCTCATCGGCAAAAGTCCTCGATGTCCATCTGGTCCAAGTTCAGCTCCTCACGCGGCAAATGCCGCACCTTGTGAGCGGGGGGGGGGTAGCCTCGAAAGCACTTCGCGGAGGCGGGCGATGGCGTCCATCCGGCCGCGGGGCGGCGCGGAGTAGGTGAACTGGCCGAAGTCATCGACGCATCCGTCGCGCACCAGGTCCTGCGCGGCCTCGGCGAGGTCGAAGGCCATCAGGACCATGTCGGCGAGGGCGTGATCGGCGTAGACATCATCGGTCCGGGGAATCTTGATGATGATCCGCCGCTTGAAGCCGCGACCAAGGCTCGTGCCGGAACTAACCCGCATCGGCGCGGTCTCGATCGCGATGTCCTTGGCGCGGGGTCTCTTTTCCCAGGGCCGCGGATGGTGGGCGACGGCGTCGATCATGCGCGCACCTCGACAGGGATTTTAGCAAGGCCGCGCCGGCGCAGGCTATCGAGCTCGCGACTGAGGGCGAGACGCACCTTGCGTTCCGCCCAGGTCTCAAAGAGGCCGGCGTCCCAGTTATTGGGAACGCGCCGGCCGGGATCGACCTCCATGTAGCGCGAGGAGAGACTGCTGGCCCCGAGGACGTCTTGATTGAAGCGCCGCGCGGCCTGGTGGAGATCGTAGTGGGCAGCCAGGCGCTGCGCATAGATCAGCTGGTCAGGCACAAGGTCGACTTCGCACAGCCGCCCGTCCAGAACGGCGGCGAACTCTAGGGCGCTGAGGATCCGTGGCATCACTCGCCCTCGTGGCAAATGATCTGATCGTCCGTCGCGCCGCCAGCGCCGCGCTCCAGATACATGAAGTGGTGGAAGCGCACGGCGCGCTGCACCCGGGCGGCCGGCACGTTGAAGGCCTGCGCCGCCTCACCGACCGTGACCGGCTGCTTGATCTGAAGGATGCTCCAGACTTGGATCGCGTTCGCCAGGCTGGCGATGGTCGGAAGGCCGTCCTGGCCAAAGCCGAGATCGTGATCGCCCGGCGCGATCTGCGAATCCTGAAAATCCAAAAGGCTCACGCGGCTGCTCCTTCGAAGGAAGATGGCGGCGAGAGGCGCTTGCCGGCGGGTTCGGCGACAGCGGCCGTTCGCTCGGCGGCGACCGCCTGCAGCCCGGCCATCACGCAGGCCCGCCAGACCAGATCCCGGTCGCGCGCCAGCCTGGCCAGCCGATTGTAGTGAACGGTGAGGCTGCCGCGGGCGCGGGGCGTCACCACCTGGGCGAACTCGGCCGCGAAGATCGTCATCGGGTCGGGCGCGCCGATCAGGCGCTCGCCGGCGAGCGGGCTGAATTGGGAGGCCCAGGCGCTCCTGGCGGCGCGATCGGCCGCCAGCCGCCATAGCACCCGGGTGGGCGCCTTGGCCGTCTTCCAGCGCACGGACTTGTCCAGGATCTGGGCGTGGGTGTCGAAGGCGGCTGCGGCGAACGTCTCCAGGGATCCCGCCATGACGCTGGGATCGATCAGCGCGGGCCCGCGCACGGCGAGCGCGTTCATCGCGGAAGCTCCCGCTCGGCGATAAAGCCTGCATCGGTGAGCCAGTATCCGGTGAACTGAGCGCCGTTGCGCCGGAACACCTTGGAGCGGACGAGGCCCATCTCCGCCAGGGCGGAGAGAACGCCGGCGCTGACGCCCGGTCGGCCAATACAGACCTGCAGCGTGTAGACGGACGCCGCGGCCGCCTCGCTGATCGCCGCGCAGGTGCGCAGGGTTTGAAGGTGGCGTGCCTCGGACTCGGAGAAGGTGAGGTTGACCACGTCGCTCATGACGGCTGCACCGGGTTGGCGGCCAGCGCGAATGCGAGCGCCCGGGATAGGGCGATGACGCCGATAAATATCCAGCGCGTGATGGTTTCCGGGGTGAGGCGTTTCACGAGCCAACCCGCACGATTCTGACGATGTTCGGCGACATCGAGGCCCACGGAACGCGCCAGCCGATCGTCTCCACCGTATAGGTTTGACCCTGGTGGAGCAGCGCTTGCATCGATGCGCTGTCGAACTTGGCCTTTTCCCCGAAGACGATCGCATCTTCGTTCCGGAAAACCTCGCCGTTCGTCCCGTAGACGTAGTAGGCGCAGCGGATGCTCTGAGCGCCGTCGCTGTCAGAACGACGCTCTTTTGATTCCACCGTGAACGTGACGATCTGCTTGTGACTTTGCTCGCAGCCGCCGAGCGAAATCGCGAGCGCCATCAGTCCAAAAAATGGGCGGCGCATCACAACCCCCCGATTGCGGAAAGGTAGAGATCGATCAGCGCCTCTTCCTCCTGGCGCTTGGCTTTGTCCTGCTTACGCAGGCGGACCACTTTGCGGAGGATTTTGGTGTCGAAGCCGTCGCCCTTGGCCTCAAGGTAGACCTCCTTCAGGTCCTCGGCGATCGCGGCCTTGTCTTCTTCCAGTCGCTCGATGCGCTCGATCAGGCTGACCAGGCGGCCTTGGGCGGCGGTGTTGAGGACGTCGTGCGCGACGGTTTCGACGTCGCCGGCGGCGACGGGGGCTGTTCCGTCGGCCATCACGCCACCACCTTGGTAGCGTCGCTGCGCACGATCTCGCGAACCGACAGTTGGAGGATCGCTGTCGGCATCGGGTTAAGCGCGGCAGCGGCACGGCCCTCATCGATCAGCTGGAAGTTGATGATCGCAGCGCGGAGGCGGGCAAGCCCAAGGTGAGAAAGAGGCGGTATCGGTTCTGCGACGTCGGCCATGGGGCGCTCCAGATTGGGGAGCCGCCTCGGGCGGGGTTAGGGAAAGGACCTTCCCTCTACGATGTCGCAGCAAGCCCCGGCCGAGGTGGCCTGGGCAAATAGTTCGACCATATCGAACTAGCAGTCAATAAAAAAGTTCGACCCTATCGAACATTTGCCGTAGGAGCGCTCGGCGTAGATTCTGGAGAGGATTTTAGCGCCAGGTCGATCCAATCTCGGAGAACGATTCCAGATATCTGCATTGGAGCGTCTTCGTCGAATTTCGCGTCTGGAAAGTAGGGTTCCGCGCCATCGGCAGAGTCGACCTCAACGGCGATTTTTCTGCTCGATGAATCAACGAGCGAGTCGAACACTACGATCGTATCAACAATGCGAGGTGACGATGATCCAGCAGCCGGTGCGGCAAGCTCAACCTCAGCTATGCAGGTAACCTGATCGATACTCGTGTCGTTTCTCACTAACTGAACTTTTAGCGCTTTGATTGTAGTGCGCAGAGCAGCCTCCCGAACCGATTCGTATCTAGCTCTCGACATCGGCGCCATTAAAGCGGATCGCAAGAGTTGAATAGCGGCCGGAGATCCGCATCGGGCTCGAGCCTGAGACGCTGTCGCTGCTATGGAATATTGGCCTGGCACCAAGGCCAAGGCGAGGGTCGTCGCTAAGAGGCAGGGCCACCACCGCGAGCAATTTCGGCAGCGGTATCTCTTAGACGCCTCAATGCAAGAGCATCGGCTGGTGGCATCAACAACTCGTGCGGTCCTATTCCAAGGAGCTGTGCGACCTCGTTCACATCTTCTCGTCGATAGGATTGCTTGCCATGCCATACGAGGTGGGCCCTATTTTTCGTCCACCCTAGGCTGGTCACGAGGTCAGCTTGCTTCTTGCCAAGCTTCCTCATCCATTCTTTCAGATACCAGTCTGGGTGTTCCACATTGCCAGTGTCGTTTGGGACTGCCGCGGCGTCGCTCCGATAGAATCGAAGATTCGCACTTGACCAAAAGTTCGATCTCATCGAACTATCCGCGTCATGTCGCTTGCCCAGGTCAGAAAGAGTCGAGGCGTTACCCTCGATGAGCTGAGTCTCGTCGTTGGCCGCAGCAAGGGGACCCTTTCAGACGTTGAAAACGGCGCTGCTACACCCTCCCTCGAGCTCGCCCTCCGAATCCAAGTCTGGTCCGAAGGCGCCGTCCCCGCCGCCGAGCTGCGCCCCGACCTGAAGGACCTGATCGACGCCGCCCTGAAGACGTCGCCGGCGGGCGAGGGGGTGGCGGCGTGAGCGAGGCGTTTTCGCCCGAGCAGGAACGTCGCCTTCGCGAAATTCTCCGCGAGGAGCTGGCTGCGCGCCCCCTGCAGCATTCCAGGTTCTCCGTGGTGCGTGTGGTAGCCGCCACGGTAGAGCGCCTCGCCGGGGGAGTCGTTAAGGCCCTCCGGCGGGGTAGCGCTCGATTGCATGTCGGCGCGGTGCCGATGCGGGCGACCACATGATCGCTCGCGACCCCGATCCTATGCGCCGCGTCGCCCGTCGCCTGGCCGAGCTGCGCGAGCGAGACGAAGCCGCCGGAAACATGCGTGCGCCCGGCGACCCCGTTCATGTTCATCGCCCCCCCCCCCGGCCGGCGCCGGTGCGTGAGGGCGACGCATGACAATCCCAAGCCGTCACGCCGCCGGCGGGGCCAGCATGTTCAGCGCGGGGCGCAGGAACCGCTGGCTCGTGGTCCTGAGATCGCTGGGCGCGCCCTGGCGCTCCCAGTCGGTGGAAATCACCTCGAGTCGATGGATGAGCCGCGCTCGCCCCTTCGCTGGAAGCGCGGCCGCCACCGCTTCCAGCACCGCCAACACCGCCAGCGCCTCCCACTTGGATGCTCGATTTACGCCCCTTGCCATCACCCATACCCGTACTTGGTTGAAACTGCGGGGGACGCTTCGCCCTTACGGTGAGCAATGCAATTCGATAACGGTTCGGTTGAGTCAACATGCCGCAGGCGGGCGCCCCAACAAGCTGAAACACCCACTCTATCAGGCGAGTGCTCGCCGGATAGGCGAGCCTCCTTACCGCATGTGGGTCAGACCTAAGTCGGTTTACCGACATGGATTTACAAACCTTTTGGGGGCGCCAGCATGACGGGGCGCCCGCTTTCCATCCTTCTCGACAACGAACTCGCGATGCGGCTGTCCCACGCCGCCGGCGAGCTTCGCCAGTCCGACCCGGAGACCTCCGACGCCTGCTACGAGGCCGCGATCCGCCTTCTGTCCGCGCCAGGCCCAACCGCCGACAGCATCGGCTACCTGGTGCGAGAGGAGCTGCGCCGCCTCGGCATAGATCCCGACATGATGGCCGCCGAGGCTGTGGACTTGGCCCTGATGGTCAGCCGCTCGAGGGCCGCCGTCTTGCCGTTCCGAAAAAGGTCCGGGGCATAGCGCATGAGTGGTCAGGCGCTTCTCACCAGCACCTGCCGCCCGCCGCCAGATCTCCGCTCTATCGTGTTCACGGTTCGATCCTGCGACAGTTTGTACGCGGTGTACGGATCGAACCGGCAGCCGCCCCGGGTTCTCCACGCGGCCGCTGAATTCCGCGACGGCCTCCTGGCCGCGATCGCCAGGTGCCGTGAGCGACGCTCGGCCCCCGACGGCCAATCCCACATTCGCGCAACGCCCTAGCTGGCCTCCAGTGGGCGGCAGACCGGACGCGATCCGGCTCGCCGCCCGGCCGCGCGCTTCATCAACATCAACGGTTCCGACCGCGGCTCCGCGTCCACGCGCCACCTCATGGGTGAGCGCGCATGACGCCTTTTGCCGGGCGCGAACCTGTCGCCGCGACCATAGCTGTGGCCGCGACCGTCTGCGTTTGCGCCCAATTCCAGGGTGCTTCGTCGCGCTGAACATGCCTGTGAGCATGCGCGGGATCGTTTGGCCTGCCGTCCGGACCATTTGGAGAAAACTCCAGTGGACGCACGACAACACGCGCTTCTTGCGCGTCAGCTCATCGACGAGTGTGGCGGCCCAGAAAAGATCGTCCTTGAGGGCATATGCCGGTTCAAAGGGACAACCTGGCTCTACAAGTTCAGGGACGCCGCCAGCGCATCCTTCATGCCGGCCGACGTGATGGCCGACCTCGAGGCCTACTGCGGCAAGCCGATCTACAGTCGAGCCCTGGTAGACGCCCGACCTGCCGCGGAGGATGTGCTGAACGTCTGGGCGGAGGCTTGCGAGGCCACCGAGTCGGCGGCTGAGCTGCAGCGCATCGCGCGCCTGGCGCAGTCCCACCCCGGCGGCCCGACGCCCAGGATGCGGATGGCGATCGAGGCGGCGACCTTGCGGCTCGAGGCTGAGGCGCGAGCGGTGCGGGCCTGCAACGAACGTGGGTCGTCATGACCGCCGTGGCACTCATCGACAAACATGCTCGCCGGCGTCCCGAGCCGGAAGAGCGGCGTTCCCACCAGCCCGTGCGTCGCAACAGCCGCATGGCAGAGGATCTCTACCGCGGATGGGAAAGCCGGTGGACGCGAAAGGGGATGACCTGGCGCGAAAAGCACGAGCTGGTCAAAGCCGCCCGAGCCTACGATCGCGCCAACAAAAAGCCCGGCGCCCGCCACGGCCCCTTGGGCCCGATCGCCATCGAGCTCCTGGAGGAGCTCTGCTACATGGCGGTGTCAAACGATGGACGGCTCTATCCGACCCTCGACTGGATGCAGCAGAAGCTGCGCCGATCCAGAGACACCGTCGTCAGGGTCATGCGCGCCCTGGCGGACGCCCAGATCCTGCAATGGATCCGGCGGCTCGTGCCGGTTGAAGACGACGGAAAGGGTTGGGGGCGGGGGCCGCGGGTCAAGCAAACATCGAGCGTCTACCGCATCCAGTTGCCCGCCCGCCTGCGCAAGTTCGTCAGGCGTAAGCCGCCGGCGGCGGACGAGGCCCACCGAAAAGCCGAGATGCGCGCCACGATTGAAGCCCACATTCGCGAGGAGGCCGCCGATCGCCTCGACGCGATCCCCGCAGTCGCGCGAGCGAACGCCAAGGCCGCCTCCGATCGCCGGAAGCTAGACCGCGAGTCCGATGATCCGGCTCAAACCGTCCACAAGTCAGAATCATAAGGCGTCCGCGTACCGCGGACCGGTCTGTTGCGAGGTTGAATGAGGAGCCCACCTGCCGGTGGGCAAGATGTGTGAAGAAAACCCGTCAAGATTTCACTGAGGTCCAGCTTTCGCCGGACACAGGCCGAGAGGTCATGCCTGCTTGATCACACCTCAGCGCCGCCGACAGCGCGGCGCCTTAGCTCTTCGGGGAAGAGCTCCGGGTTTTCGGGCGCGGGCCGGCGGCGGGCGGGGATTTGTCGTAGATAGGGTCGTGGTCGAGCCAGGATTGGCGTTAGGCGCCGCCGAGCATCAAACGCAGGCTGTGCCATGCCTCCGCGACATACCCCGGCCAGATGAGTTTAATGGCCTGGGTCACCACCGCCGCCACCAAAAGCACGCCGAGGAGCGCGATCGGGCCTTTGCCCATTTCGATGAGCGTCCATTTCCACAACGGCTCTTTTTTTGGTGTTCTGCAGGCGTCGATGACCGCTGCCTGAACCCGGGCGACCGCCTTCTCGAGTTCCGCGGCAGGGACGACCGTGTTGCGTTGGGCGACGTATTGTTGAAGGCCTGCCAACGCTTCTCCCCAGATCGTCGTGAAGTGCTTTTGGGTGCAGCTGTCGCGGACCTCCTCAAGATCAACGTCGGAGAACGGCGGAGGATGTTTCAGCGCCTCCTCTTCAGCGCCCCATCTATCCACGGTGTAACGGCCAATGGCGATGTAGATCTCCACCAGGTCGCGTGTGTCGGCCACGTCCATCCCCGGCCGGGGAAAGCCCTGCATCAGCCTCGTCTTCGCCTCGGCGAAGGTGACGTTGTGATGATCGCCATATTCCGGCTCAGCGATGTCGGCGCCGCGCCCCCCGGCGCCCGTTGGACCCATTAGGCCGACTTGAGCTCGATAGCTGGGACGTGTTCGGCCGCCTCCGCTTGCAGCTTGATGACCATCTCATCGACGTCAGCCAGTTGCTTTCGGTGTGCGTCGCGCACCTCAGGAACCGCCAGGTCACGCTGCACACGCTCCACCAGGTCTTTCAATCCGGGCGACGACTTGAACGGGTCCGGGTAATTGATCCTGACGATCGATAGGATGGGGCTTTTTCCCGCGGCCTTCAGGGCGCGGCGATACCTTTTGACCAGAAGAGAGCTCTTTAAGCGGGACGACTCCAGCGAACTATCGGTCGTCGCCGCCTGCGCGGAGGCATCCGTTTGGTTGGTGTCTACCATTAAGGAGATCCAGCGCATGGGTGATAGATAGGAGGAGAACGCTCGCCAGGCCCTGACGTGCCAGCTTGAACGATTTGATCCGAGCAAGGTTTGGTGAGCCATGCAAGCGCCGATTGAACCCGGTTAAATGCGCGGCAAAGTAAAGAGACGCCGCCAACATACTGACAATCAACAGGGTTAATGAGGCCAGATCACGCCACGACGCAGCTCATTTTCTTGCGCTTCCGTGTCCTCAGGGGCGGAAAATGACCTCGATTTAATTTCGCCGAGGCTCCCTGCGATGCCCTCTAAGCGACCAGATGGTGATTCTGGCGCCCATAATGAAGCCGAAGATTAAGAGTCCGGTCGAACCAGCGACCGGGTTTCGGAGAGATTTTCGAGCAGCACGCTGGTGATCGAAAGCTCATCTTCGTCCAGGGGCTTGGCCTTGAACCGTCGCAAAATTTCACGTCGGACTTCCGCGGCGATCGCAAGGCGATGTTCGAAGGCCGCGGCCGCCTCCATGTCCTTTTCCGCCACTTCGGCCGCCTTGGGTCCATATCGATCGAGGAGCTCGCTCGCCCGCGCGCGCACCTCGGCGCGCTGGCGTCGAAGTTTTAGTAGCCAGCTGAGCTCCAGTCCCTCGCGCCGTTTGGCGTCGCGATCGGCGCGCCAGATTTCGTGCAGGTGCGCCGTCAGGCGAACATCGTCCGTCCTCATGTTGGTCGGCCAGGTGCTGTCGCCCGGTAGGCTGGCGATGAAGAACACGCGTGTCCTGCAGCCCCTAGTCTTGCACCGGGCATGCCGGTTCCAGAGAGAATAAAGCTCGCCGCGTGATTTGATCAGGAGCTCGAGATTTACCGGCCGGTGGATCGCGCACGACGAACAGAAGGCGCTGACGGCTGCGCCCCTCTCGAAAAGATGGCCCACCGTGCTCGACCAGTGTGGGATGATAATGAAACGGCTCATGCGATTGTAGACCTCGCCGCCATGTTCCATATTTGTTCTTATGCCGAGTCAAGCGCGGCCTGGGGCAAACCTGACGTCCAATCCGCGCGAACCCCTTGCGGCAAAAGGCTTCACGACACGGCAACGATCATGGGATAATTCTCCCCATAGGCGAGTGGGCGGGTTTTAGATGGCGCTGAGTTCAAAGGGACGTAATCGGCCCGCTGCGCGCCTGGCCGCCGCCGCTGCACGCAGGATGGGAGCGGCCAAGGCCCCGACCCGCCGCGTGGTCGCAAAGCGCGAACGCCATATTTCCGGCCTGGCGTGGCTCAGCAACAAGGGCAAGATCAGCGCGCGCGAACGCCGGGCGGGTGAGGACTATGGCGTCCTCTTCCGCGTTTCCGCCATGGAAGGGTTCGTCTCGATCCGCTCATGCCTTAACGATGAGCAGGGCGGAGGAAAAGGCGGCGGGTTGCCGAGCCTGGATCTTGAGGCCGCGGCGTGGGCGGCGGACTGCAGGATGCGGCTGGCGGACGCTCAGCTCAACATCTTGCAGGGACACTCCGGGCTGATCGCGGCGCTCGCCTGCATCTGCGGCCGCGGTGAAACACCCCGCGAGGTCCTGGGCGACAAGGCCACAGATCGGGAAGTCGAGGACCTCATAAGCTCGCTTCGAACAGCTCTGCAGATGCTGGCGAACAAATGGCGGATTTGACAAACCCGACGGGTTATGGTTCTACCTCGATCGTGATCAGAGGTGCGCGCGACGCACCTGCCCAGCCCCGGCCTTTGGCGCGGGGCTTTTTCATGCCCGGAATCATCAATGAGCCCAAACGTCCAGGCTAAGGTCTGTGCGCACGCCGAGGCGTTCGCGCAGCGGGTGACGACGCCGGCCTACGCTGGCGGCGAGCGCGAGGCGGAAGTGACGGCCATCATCATCAACGCCGGGGAGGAGCGCCGCCGGCGTATCGCCATCGGCGCGACACGGACCGGCCGCGGCGCTTGAACGCTCACCCATCGGGGACGATCCTCCCTTATCGATCGTCAGAGCCACGCTCGTGAGACACAAGCGGGTTTGTTGATCACCGGCGTTACGCAAGAACGGGCGCCATACCCATTCTCGGAGGTGCGCTCCGGCCAATCGGGGGTGAACCCCTGGTCAATCTGGGGTGAACAACAAGATGGTCGATTTGAATCTGCTCCGGTCGTCCGCCGGAAAAGCCCGCGACGACGCCGCCGCTGAGCTGGACGGCCTCGTCTATCACGAGCGGCAAATCGAAGAGGGTCGCGCCAAGGCCGAACGCCTCACACGTTTTGCCGACGAGCTCGAGCAGCTGCTCGCTCAAGTCGATCCCACCTATCGGCGGGTGACGCCGCAGCTGGCCGACTTCCGCGGGCGAATGCGGCACCTCTAGCCGGCGATAATCCCCCTTATCGGAAGTCAGGGCGGCCTCCGACCTGCATAGACAACTGCGATTTTTCAACACGTCGCGACGATCTGCATAGAGCGCGCGAAATCTTCAACATCAGGATTTTGAATGCCCGGCACGGACGTCGTCACGACGCCGCCGGCGCGCGACCTGGTCCCTGCGGCCGCCGGGCCAGAAGTCCAGAGGCTCGCCGCCGCGGCGGCCGCGTATGCCGACGCCGCTCAGGCGTCGAACACGCGGCGAGCCTACGAATCTGATTGGGCCGATTTTGCAGCGTGGTGCTGCACCTTCGGCGCGACGCCGCTGCCCGCCGCCGGCGCGACGGTGGCGTTCTACCTCATGGCGCGGGCTGAGACCCACGCCGTTTCGACGCTCGAGCGCCGCATGGCGGCGATCAGCACGAAACACAGAATGGCTGATCTTCCGCCGCCGGCGTCGCGCGATCTCCGCGCGATCTGGGCGGGGATCCGCCGCACTCACGGTCGGCCGCCGCGCCAGAAGCGGGCTATCATCACAGAAGACCTGCGCCGCATCCTGGCCAAACTGCCGACCACCACCATCGGCGTCCGCGATCGGGCGCTGATCCTTTTGGCATTCGCCGCGGCGCTCCGGCGCAACGAGGCGGCCGCCCTCAATCTCGCCGCAGGCGCGCCCGGGCGATTGCGCGGGATCTGGCTGAGCTTCGTTCCGGGCGGAATGCAGATCCTGATCGATCACAGCAAGGCCGACCAGGAAGGCGAAGGCGCCGTCGTCGCCGTGCCTTACGGCAGGAGTCTCTGTCCAGTGCAGGCGATGCAGGCGTGGCTGGAGCTGGCACAGATCTCCACCGGCCCGGTGTTTCGCCCCGTCGATAAACACGGCCGGATCGCCGCGCGCGCCATGAGCGACAAGGCCATCGCCGATGTCGTCAAACGCGCTGCGGCGCGGGCGAAAATCGACCCGCGCACGGTGGGGGGGCACAGCTTACGCGCCGGCCTAGTCACCCAGGCGATCATCAACGGGGTCGCCGTGACGAATATCATGAAGCAGACCCGCCATGCGAAGGTCGACACGCTCAACGGTTACGCGCGAACTGCGGGCAATATGAAGACCAGCGCTGCAGGCAAGGTAGGCCTGTGACGCGCAACGCGCCGCTGCGCCCCGCGCGCGAACTGAAGAGCGACGCTGGCGACGGTGATCGCGATCCGCACGAGCTGTTGGACGAGATCGCCAGCGAGCTCAACCTGCTCATCGAGAGCTATAGCAACCCCGACGCCTTTCTTGAGCGCCGCGACATGCTGGTGAAACGCCTTCGCCGTTTGTCGAAGCGCCTCCGCGGCGGCGAGCCCGCCGTTGCGACCACCACCTGGCGCAACCCGTCGCCGCAGCCGGCGCAGCCGCGCTCAGCGCGCACCATCACCATTTTCAGGAGATGCTGAAATGATTCCGACAGGGCGTTATTCACTCGGCGATCTCGCGCGCCGCAGCTGGCGCAACAAGGTGAACTATTTTCGCCGCGCCGCAGCCCGCCAACCCGTCACGCAGGCGGACTATGATCGCCTGCAGGCCGCGACAGATAAGCGCTCCCGTAAGGCTGAGCATCTGAAGAAGATCGCGGCCGCTGGCGGAATGGCCTTTTCCTAATGTCGACCTTCTTCGACAGGCCCGGCACGCAAGTGATCGGCGGCCGTGAATACATGACCGACGCCAAGGGGAGCTTGATCCCCGCGTCCTCGGTCAAGGAGCACGACAAGGTCGAGGACGAGTTCGTTCGTGACCTTTGCGCTCGCGCTGAACAACAATCAGAAGGGCTGCGGCTATTCAAGGAATCGGCATTCCGCGAGGGCGATGCCTTCAATGATCTGCTCGATGAGCGGTATGGCGTTAAAAAGCGCGGCCAGAAGGGCAATCAGACGTTCACGACGTTCGATGGCCTGTACGAGGTGCAGATCGCTGTCGCTGACCAGATTTCTTTCGGCGCAGGCCTCCAGCAGGCCAAGGCGTTGATCGACGAGTATCTGCAGGATCTGACCAAGGACAGTGGCGATGAGCTGGTCACCCTGGTCACCAAAGCTTTCGACATGGGCAAGGAAGGAAAGATCAACGCTAAGGCGTTGCTCTCCCTGAAAACGTACAGCTTCAAGGATGATCGCTGGATCCGAGCGATGGCTGCGATCGACGATTCCATCAAGATCGTTGGATCAAAGCGGTATATTCGGTTCTCCAAGCGCGATCGACCTGACGACAAGTGGCAACTGATCGCGCTGAACATCGCCGTCGCATGAACCGCAGTCACGATCTCAAGACGGGCCGGTTCGCCACCGCTCCCCATTCGGTCTTACAAGACCCCAGTCTTCCGACGCTAACCGTCTATGGAAGACGGGGTCGGCTATTCACCACATTAGGATTCGCTGTTCTGCAGACAGCCATATTGGCGCCGGCGGTCATCGGCGCAGCTTTTGTTTTAAGGGCCGCCTGATGTCTGACGGCCAACACCGCCAACTGCTCCGTGTGAACTTCCGTCAGTCGTCTGACGACGACACCTGGGAGTCGGAGCTGGTCGGTTTGGACGGCGTATCCATCGTTTCGACAGCTGGTCATCAAACCTACGGCGATGCCGTCGCCGCTGGGCACGCATTGATGAAAGCTTATGTAGCCGGCTTCGATGCTCAAACCGAGACGTTGGTGGAGGCGCTGTCCCATCCCGCCATCCTCAAGCTGGCGGGCGCCGTCGCGCAGTCGCTGAGGGTGAGCCCATACAGACCCTAGGGTCCTCCGCCGGTCGACCGGCGCCGAGGGAATGTTCGAACCCTGTTTCATTCCCAGCGCTAAATCAAAAATTGGGTCCGCAGTGGCGTTAGCGATCTCAATCCGCGAATTCGCCCGCCGCGATGGCTGCAGTGAAAAGCTCGTGCGCCGTGGCATTTCCACTGGGCATCTCAAGACCTTAGCCGACGGCAAGCTCGACGAGACACTCGTCGGCTCGGCCTGGCGCAAGGGAAACCGCAATGCGGACATCGGTGCGGACAAGGGTGCGGACAGCGCGCCGAGTGTCCGCACCCCAAGTAAGCCTTCCGCACCAAATCCCGGCGGGGAGGGGCTCCATGTCGAAATCGAGCGCCAGCCTCACGGCGGCGCTCTGAAGCGAACACGTAAGGACGATCCCGATCCTGACGAGGACCTCGAGGACCTCGGCGACGACGTCATCGCTCAAATCCTCCGCGGCGAGTTCGTCAATGTCGCAAAAGCGGAGATGCTCAAGGCGAACGCCTTGGCGCTGCGCCAGACCATCAATGCCCGCCGGGAAGCCGGCGCGCTGGTGGAGATCGAACTCGCAGAGCGGGTGCTCTTCGAAAGTGCGCGGGCCATTCGAGAGGCCTGGCTGAACTGGCCACTGCGCGCCGCCCCCCTGATCGCCGCCGAGCTGGACGTTCCGGCGGACAAGGTGGTGGAGGTGCTCACCGCCCATGTCCATGAGCAGCTCGCCACGCTCGGAGAGCCAGAGGCCGACTTCTCCGCTTGAGCGGCTGCAGCGCGCTTTCCGGCGGGGAGCCACGCCGCCACCGCGGATCAGCGTTCCGGAGTGGTCTGACCGTTATAGGCGTCTCGCCAAGGTGGAAGGCGCCCGCCCTGGGCGATTCATCACAGCGACGGTGGAGATCGCGCGCGGGCCCATGCTCGCTGTGACCGAGCCTGGAGTGCGCGTCATCACCGCCATGGTGGCGACGCAGCTTTTGAAGACGACCCTGCTGATGAGCACGGCGGGGTTCTTCGCTCACCTCGATCCCTGTCCCATGCTCCTGGTGCAGCCGAAGGAAGCGGCCGCCGAAGCGTTCTCCAAAGAGCGCGTCGAGCCAATGATCAAGGAGACGCCGGTCCTGCGGGCCATCGTCGGATCTTCGCGCACCAGGTCCAAGGACGAAACACTCCTCTTCAAGGCCTTCCCGGGCGGATTCCTCGCCATGGTGGGCGCCGGCAGCCCCGACAATCTCGCCCGCCGCCCGGTCCGCGTCATCATGTATGACGAGATCGACAAGTACGTGACTACCAAGGAGGGCGATCCTCTGGCGCTGGGCGACGAGCGCCTGGCGACCTTCGATCTCAACTCCCTCAGCATTCGCGTCTGTTCGCCCACCGAGAAGGGCGGCAGCCGCATCGAGAAGAGCTACGAGGCGTCCGATCTGCGTCGCGCGTCGGTCGTCTGCCCTCTCTGCGACCATCGCCAGTTCCTGGACTTCTTCAAACAGGTCCATTGGCCCAAGATCGACGGCGACCATCAAACCTGCCTTGCGCAGATCCACTGCGAAAGCTGCGGCGCCGCATGGTCTGAAGGTCAGCGGCTGAAGTCGCTGCGGACCATTCGCTGGCATCAGACGCGAGCCTTCAGCTGCTGCGGCGAGCGGCATGATCCGGCCGAGGATTACGAACGCGCCTGGCGCGAGGGAGACGGCGCCGGAGCGATCGAACGTGTCTGGGATTGGTGGACCTCCCCGCGCCACGCGGTCTACCGGGCCCGATGCAGGACCTGCGGTGTGTGGGGCGTTCCAAACGAGCATGCGGGCTTTCAGGCCTCCAAGCTCTTCAGCCCTTCCCAGAAGGACAAACCGAGCGACATCGCCGGCAAATGGATCGCCGCCCAGGGAGACGAAGATGCTCTACAGGCCTTCTACAATACCCAGCTCGCTATCCCGTATCGGCGCAACACCGGACGGGAGATCAAAGCTGATGCCCTCGCCGCTCGCGCCGAGAACTGGGCTGCAGAGGTCCCTGACGGCGTCGCCGTCATCACGGCCGGGATCGACACCCAAGACTACCGCTTAGAGGCCACCGCGTTCGGCTGGGGGCGGCTAGAGGAGGCCTGGACCCTCGAGCACGAGGTGTTTGTCGGCGATCCGGAGACCGATCCACATCTGTGGGACCAACTGGACGCGTGGCTGAAGAAAATCCGCTATCGCGCCGATGGCCGCGGGTTCGAGGTCGCCGCCGCCTGTATCGACAGCGGCGGCCACCATACCCAGCGCGTCTACGACTTCGCCAAGGCCAGGCTCGGCCGCAAGGTCTGGGCGACCAAGGGCGAGAGCGCCACCAACGGCAAGCGCAATCCCATCTGGCCGGTCAAACGGCCGTCCTCCAGGACGAAGAAGAGCTTCCGGCCGGTCATCCTTGGGGTCAATGCGGCAAAGGATGTCGTGCACGCTCGGCTGATCAAAACCGCGCTGAGCGAGACCACCGGCGGGCCGGGCTACGTGCACCATCATGCGGATCTGGACGCCGGCTACTATCAGCAGCTGACCGCAGAACGCAGCGTTACCAAATTGGCGTCGGGCGGCCAGAAGTATCGCGTCTGGGAAGAAATCCCGGGGCGGGCGAACGAAGCTTTCGACTGCGCTGTCTACGCCTACGCGGCCCTCTGCGGGCTGGTTCACATGGGCCTGAAGCTCAACAAGCGCGCCGACGCCGTCGGAGCGGCCTTAACGCCCGAGCAGGCGATCACAGAGGCGCGGCCAGTGTCCGAGGCGAGGCCGCCGACGTCGTTGGCTGCATTATCACCGACGCCGTCTCCAACGCCGAGAGCCGGAGCCAAGCGCGGCAATCGGCTCGCCAACCGTCTTTCTCGAACCGTCAAGCCAAGCTGAAAGGAGGTCGGATGCGTCGTTTCAATCCCGCCGCCTCGATACTGGCCGGCATGGACACGACGGTCCTCCAGGCCCAGCTGCAGCAGCTGCAGCAGGCCTATCTGGACCTCAGCTCGGGCGCCAAGGGTGAGAGCTATAGCTACACCCAAGGCGATGGCTCCAAGGCGATCACCTATACCCGCGCCAACCTGGGTGCGCTGACCCAGGCGATCCAGCTGCTCCAGCAGCAGCTCGGCATCGTCAATCGGCCGCGGCGCCCCTTCAGGGTGCGCTTCTAGGTGCGGCCGGGACCTTTGCCGCCTCAGGTCTCCGGACTGGTCTTTCCGTCCGGCGCGCCGATCCCCCCCAGTCGGGCGACCGGCGGGCGCAGCTCCGGCATGCGCGCATCGCTGAACGGCGGCATCGGCGGCGGCTACGGATTGGGATCGAACGGCTACCCGGGTTATGGGAGCTCCTTTCCCTATGACGCGGCCGCCTGGCAGTCGACGGAGATGGGCGAGTGGCTTCCGCTCGTCCGGTCTCCCGACAGCGAGATCAACGTCAATCGCGACCGCATGGTCGCCCGCCAGCGGGACCTTGTCAGGAATGAGGGCTTCGCCTCCGGGCTGATCAGCCGGATTCTCGATTCCACCATCGGCGCCTACTACCGCCTCGTCTCCAAGCCCGATTATCAGGCGCTCGCCGCCCGCTTCGGTAACGGGTTCGACCACGTCTGGGCGCAGGAGTTCAGTCGGGCGGCCAGCGCCAGGTGGCGCACCTACGCCGATGACCCTGGCCACTATAACGACGTCTCCCGTCAGATGACGATCACCCAGCAGCTGCGCCTGGCGCTGGGTCACAAACTCATCGATGGCGAGAGCGTCATCATCCGCCATTGGCTTCCCAAGCGGATCGGCCGCGGCGCCGCGCGCTACGCCTCCGCCGGCCTGGTGATGGACCCGGATCTTCTATCCAACCCCTATCAGCAGCCGGATACCCGCTACATGCGCGGCGGCGTCGAGCTCGACAGCTACGGCGTCCCGATCGCCTACCACCTCCGTAGGGCCCACCAGAACGACTGGTATAGCGCCCTTGAAGCCCAGGAATGGGATCGGGTGACCCGCGAAGACGACGACGGCTTCCAGCGGGTGATCCACGACTATGACCGCGGCCGCGCGGGGCAGAGCAGGGGTGTTTCGATCTTCGCCCCCGTGCTGTCGAGGATGAAGATGCTCGCCAGGTACTACGGGGTGAAGCTTCAGGCCGAAACCCTCTCCACCGTGTTCGGGACGGCGGTCACCTCGCCTTACGACCGGCAGATGATCCAGGAGGCCCTGGACGATAACGAGGGCGATGAGATCGGCGTCTACGCCGAAATGCGCGAGGGATGGCATGAGCGAAACGCCATGCAGCTCGAGAACGTCCGCATGGTGCAGCTGGCTCCCGGCGAAACCATCGAAACCATCTCGTCGGCCCGCCCGCCAGGCGAGATGACGCCGTTCGCCCACGAGATGCTCCGCTCGCTGGGATCCGCCGCCGGCATCTCCGGCGAGCAGATCACCGGCGACTATTCGGAGGTCAACTTCTCCTCGATGCGGGTTGGCATCGTGAACAGCGAAAAGACCTACGCCCGCCGCGTCGGGGACTTCAACGCCAATACGGCCACACCGCTTTATGCCGGCTGGCTGCACGAGGCGATGGACTTGGGCGAATTCGACGACGTGCTGCCCAATAACGCCCCCGACTTTCTGGACGCCCGGGCGGAGTATTCACGCAACCGGTGGCTGGGCACAGCGCGGGGCTGGTACGACCCTGTGGCGGAGCGCCAAGGCACCGTCCTTGGCCTGGACGCCGGCCTGGACACCCTGGAGGACGCCTGCGCCGAGCAGGGCGCCGACTGGGAAGAGAACGTCCACCAGCGCGGCCTGGAGGCCAAGGCTTTCCGTGATGCGGGTCTGCCGCCGCCCAACTGGTTTGGCGACGGCACGTCGGCGACCGGCGCCGCGAAAAAACCCACACCGCCCGAGGCCGCCTGATGATCTTCGTCAGCCTGACCCGCTACGCCGCCGGCCGGAAGATTCCGGTGAACTCCTCGGTGATCGCCTACCTCGATGCCTGTGAGGGCGGCGCCAACGTCGCTTTCGCGTCAGGAGAGACGATCCGGGTCAGCGAGACGCCCGACGAGATCCTCGCCGCGATCTTCGAGGCAGAGGCCCAGTGCGCCGCCGGGTGGCCGAACAGACAGAACACTACACCGCCCATAGCTCCCATCCGCCAGAAGAAGACAGCACGATGAGCGCCTTCGCACACTTCGCGCCGAGGCTGTTCAACACGCCCGTCGCGATCCACCCCGCCCATTCCGATCTCTGCATCGCGGCCCTTGGCGACTACTTCGCCGCTTCGAGGGCGGTCGGGATATCGGCGCTCGCAGATCTCGCGTCCAAGGACACAGAGGTCGACCGCCCGCGCCCTTACGAATTTTGCGACGGCGTCGCCATCATCGCGGTGCGCGGCACTCTTGTGCAGAGGATCGGCTCGCTCTGGTGGATTTCCAGCTACCTTGGCGTCACCGGCTATGACCATCTGCGGATGTGTATCCTTGACGCCCTGGCGGATCCGGCTGTCGAGGCGATCGTCTTCGATATCGACAGCCCCGGCGGGGACGTCGCGGGCTGCTTTGACCTGGTGGACACCATCTTCGAGGCGCGCGGCCAAAAGCCGATCTTCGCCATCCTCGGGGAAAACGCCTACTCTGCGGCCTACGCCATCGCCAGCGCAGCGGATCCCGGCCGCGTCTACGTTCCCCGCACGGGCGGGACGGGTTCGGTCGGCGTGATCTACATGCACTGCAGTTACGAGCGCGCCCTGGATAAGCAGGGCGTGGATGTCACCTTGATCACCAAGGGCGATCTCAAGGGTGATGGGTCCGACGTCAAGGCGCTCAGCAATGACGCCTATAAGCGCCTGAAGGCCGACGTCCTGGTGGTGGGCGACCTCTTTGACGCCACCGTCGCTCGCAACCGGGACATGAAGGTCTCGGACGTATTCAAAACCCAAGCCGGCACCTTCATGGGCGGCAAGGGCGTTGATGTCGGCTTCGCCGACAAGGTGATGGCGCCAGATCAGGCGTTCCGAGCCGTCCTCAAAGAGCTCGGCTGAACCCCGGGGCCAGCGCCCCCTCCAACCCCAACGAGGTTACACATGAGACCCTCCCTGATGGGCGGCGCCAGCCGCTTCGCGCACTTCGCCGGCCTGTCGCGTCGCGCCGCCGCCGATGATGCGGACGATCGCCGCGACGATGAAAAGGACGGCAAGAAGGGCCGCCGAGCCGCCGAGGATGACGACGACACCGCCGATCCTGACGACAAAAAGGACGGCAAGAAGGGCCGCCGCGCCGCCGAGGATGACGACGACACCGCCGATCCTGACGACAAAAAGGACGGCAAGAAGGGCCGCCGCGCCGCCGAGGATGACGATGAAGAGGAGATGGAGGAGGACGAGGATGACGATCGCGAGATGCGTGGTCGCAGCGCCGTCGCCTGCGCCCGCCGGCGTGAACGCGCCCGCTGCGCCGCCATCTTCGCAACCCCGCAGGCCGCCGAGAATCCCGAGCTCGCCATGAGTCTGGCGTTCGAAACCAACATGACCCGTCAGGCCGTCATCGCGGTCCTGAAGGGCCAGCCTCGCGCCAGCCGCCGCGATCGCGCCCAAAGCCGGGATCAGCGACGTGAGGCTCTCAATCCCGATCTCGATAACGGCGCCCCGGCTGCTCCGCGCGGCAAGGTCGTCTCCAGCGCCTGGGACACCGCCCATGCGCGTGCCAGCCACACCCGGGTAGGCTGCGACGCCTGGGGCGCGGCGCACGCACGCGCTCAAAAGTAAGTCGCAGGCCCGGCGCTGCCGGGCGTTCATCGTCCCCGCGCGACCGCGCCGGGCCTCACTCCCTTAGAAGGAAATACCCATGGGCAATCCCACGGTCACCCCGATCACCGAACGCCGCCACGCGCTCGGCTTTCTGGTCGGCGACGTCTACGACGGCATGTTCAGCCGCGAACAAGCCTATCTCGCTCAGGGCTATGGTGTCCTGACGGCGGGCCTGGTGCTGGGTCGTATCAGCGTCGGCGCCGCGGCGTTTGCGGCGCTTGGGACCAACACCGGCAACCCGACCTGCAGCGCCATCACCGTCGCCCAGCCCGCCGTCGCCGGCGAGTACGACATCCAGATGGATGACGCGACCCACTTCACAGTCTTCCAGCCGATCGCCGGCGGCGACGGTCCCGGCGATGAGCTCGGCCATGGCGTCCTTGGCGCGGCGGTCGCCTTGGGCGGCCTGGGGTTCACGCTGACGGCTGGCGGCACGCCCTGCGCCGCCGGCGACGCCTTCAAGATCACCGTTGCGGCGGGTTCGGGCCAGCTGAAGCCGTTCGATCCGACGGCCAACGACGGCAGCGAGGTCGCCGCGGCGATCCTCTGCTCGGAATACAAGGACACCACCAACGCCGCCCAGCGCTGCGCCGTGGTCGATGGCGGCCCCTGCAAGGTCAACATCTCCGAGCTCCTGTGGGGCGCCAACGTCACCACGACCCCTCAACAGACCGCCGCGCTCGCGCAGCTCAAGCTGCTCGGCATCAAGTCGGTCTAACCCCGCACGCCGCCTTCGGGCGGCCGCCCCAACACGCGGCCTTGGGCAAGCCGCTTCGCGCCGTCGCGATGACGCCGCTTTCCCCCAGCAGGAGCCCCCATGGCCTCTCTCGACGTCTTTCGTCAGGATCCCTTCTCTACGTTCCAAATGACCAGCGCCATCGAACGCCTGCCGTACCAACCGGACGGCATCGATGCGATGGGCGTCTTCATCGACAATCCCATTCGCACCACCAACGTGGGCGTCGAAGAGCGCAACGGGGTCTTGACCATCATCCCCACCTCCGAGCGCCATACGCCGCCCAATAGCGAGCGCACGACCGAGCGTCGCGAAATGCGCTACTTCAACACCAAGCGCATCGTTCAGGGCGACACCATCTGGGCCGACGAGATTCAGAATATCCGGGCCTTTGGCCAGGAGACGGAGCTCATGCAGGTGATGACCGAGGCGGCCCGCCGCCTCTCCGGTCCCACCGGCCTGATCCAGAACATCCGCTACACCCACGAGAACATGCGTCTCGCCGCGGTCAAGGGCATCCTGATCGATGCCGACGGCTCGACGATCTACAACTGGTATGACGAGTTCGGCTTCCAGCCGGCCCTGCCGTTCTACTTCAACCTGGCGGCCCAGGTGGCCAACTCGCTGCGCCCGCTGATCAATAAGCTGGTGCGCTCCATCGCCCGCTCTTCGAAGGGCCTCTTCCGCCCCAATACGAAGATCTATGCGCTCTGCGGCGACCTGTTCTGGGACGAGTTCACCAATCATCCCGACGTCATCCGCACCTTCGTCAACTGGTCGGATGCTCGTGACATCAGGGACGGCGGCCAGGGCGCGGCGTTCTCCACCTTCTCCTTCGCCGGCGTCGAATGGGTCAACTATCGGGGCTCGGACGACAACGCGACGATCAAGATCGCCGACAACGAGGTCGAGTTCTTCTCCGACGCCCCTGGCGTCTTCGAACGGACCCTGGCGCCGGCCGAGACGATCGAGTGGGTGAACACCCCGGGCAAGGAATTCTACGTGATCCCGATCTTCGACCGTGACCGCAACATGTGGTTCCGCAACGAGGTCTATTCCTACCCGCTGTTCATCTGCAAGCGCCCCGACACCCTTCGCAAGGGCTACGCCGACGCGCTGCCGGGCGGCGCGACCCAGGGCGGCGCGGACCTTCCGGTCGAAAGCGACTAGGGCTCTTCGCGTAGCTTATGTCCGTCGATTGGGACCGGTTCCTCCTCGCGCCCGTCATGGCGGTGTTCGGGGAGGACCTGCTGAGCGCGTCGACGCTGCCGCGCTATATGCCGGCGGCGCCGGGCGCGGCGGCGTTCGACCTTGTCGATGCGGTGTTCGACCGCGAGTTCCAGGAAATCGTCATGATCGACGAGGTTCCGAACGCGACGATGCGGCCGGTTCTTGGCGTGCGGCTGGCGCTCTTCGCCGCGCCGCCTGTCCAGAACGACAAGGTGTTCATCCCAAGTGTGGGCGTCACGTACATCGTGCGTGAGGTCCGCCCGGACGGCCATGGCTGGGCCAAGCTCATGCTCAACATGGTCCCCTCGTGACCACGTCGGCAGATCTCCTCACCCTCGCGGTGGCGGCGCTCGTCGGCGATGATCCGAATGCGCCGCCCACGGCCGCCGGCGCCAACGTCTTCTCACCCGGCGACTGGCCGACGTGGGATCGGAACTTTCCCGCCATCCTCGCCCGCATCGTCAACGAGGATAAGACCTCGATCGGCCGGGGCACCATCGAGTTCACCGTGATCTCCACCCTTCAGCTCAGCTGCAGGGTTGAGGCGCCAGCCGACGTCGACGACGGCGGCGCGGTGGCGGCCGAGGCGGCGCTCTGGGCGCTGCAGCGCCAGGTCGAGATCGCCATCATCAACAGCTACCCGCTGACGTCGCTGCTGCAGCAGTTCCCGTTCGTGCGGACCCAGATGGCGTTCAGCTCCGAGGGCGAGAAGCACCTAGCCGCACTGCAGATGGAGATCGGGCTCGAATTCTACCAAGGCCCCGAAATCTTCGCGCCGATCGAAGCCGACGACATCGACGACGCCGAGATCACCACCACCAATTTCCCGGGCGCCGGACTGTCGCTCGACCTCAACCCTTAGGGAGAGCGTCATGCTCGTAAAGCCCGCGCCTGGCCTGAAGGTCAGGGACCCCCGCACCAAGCAGCTGATCGACCCCGAGGGCGTGGAGCTCCCCATCCACGACCTCGATTTCGCGCGCCTCCTCACCGACGGCGACCTGGTGGAGTGCAAGCCGCAAACGGCCTCGGCCGATGCTGTCGTCACCGACGACCCTGACGCCGCTGGCGGCGACCTCAATGACAAGGAAACCGCCTGATGGCCGATATTGGCTTCTCGAAGATCCCGGCCAACATCCGGGTCCCGCTCTTCTATGCGGAGCTCAACAATTCCCAGGCCAACAGCGCCCAGCAGAATGGCCGGGCCCTGATCATCGGCCAGATCACCTCCGCCGGCGCCGCCGCGCCCAATGTGCCATTCCTGTCTCAAGGGGTTTCTGACGCCAAGAAGCAGGGCGGCCCGGGCTCGATGCTGGCGCAGATGGTCTGGGCCTATCGTCAAAACGATCCGTTCGGCGAACTCTGGTGCCTACCTCTGGCGGACGCCGCCGGCGGCGCGACGGCGGCCGCCGGCTCAGTCGCCTTCGCAGGGCCTGCCGGCGCCGCCGGCGTTCTAAGCCTCTATGTGGCCGGGCAGCTGGTCGCTGTGCCCGTCACCTCGGGCATGACCGCTGCTCAGCTCGCCACCGCCGTCGCCGCGGCCATCACCGCCGCCAGCGACCTGCCGGTGAATGCGGCTGTCGATGGCATGACCACCTCTAAAGTGGATGTCACCGCCAAAAACGTCGGGCTCGCGGGCAACGACATCGATCTTCGCCTGAACTTCCTCGGATCCGCCGGCGGCGAAGTCACCCCGGTCGGCCTGACCGTGACGATCGTCGCCATGACCGGCGGAACGATCAATCCGACGCTGACCACGGCCCTGGCCAACCTCAACAGCGAGACGTTCGACTACATCGTCTCGCCATACACCGACGCCGCCTCGGTCGCCGCGATGACGGCCTTCATGAACGATACGACGGGCCGATGGTCCTGGCAGACGCAGGTCTACGGTCACGTCTTTGTCGCCTATCGCGGCACCGCCGGCGCGCTGACGACGTTCGGGACCGCGCTGAACGATCCGCACCTTTCGGTGATGGGCGTCTACGATAGCCCGAGCCCCATGTGGAACTGGTCAGCCGCCATGACGGGCGCGGCGGCGGTCAGCCTCAGGGACGATCCTGGCTTGCCGCTGCAGACGCTGCAGATCCTCGGCGTCAAAGCGCCGCCGCTGCAATCTCGGTTCAGTCTCTCGATCCGCAACACCCTTCTCTACGACGGGATATCCACCTTCTCGGTGGATCCCACCGGCGTCGTGTCGATCGAGAACATGATCACGACCTATCAGCTGAACACCTTCGGCCAGCCGGACAACTCCTATCTCGAGGTGGAGACGCTCTTCCTCCTCATGTACGGCCTGCGTCAGCTGCAGAGCATGGTCACCACCAAGTACGCCCGAAAGAAACTGGCGGCCGACGGTACGCGTCTTGTCCCCGGCGCCAATGTGGTGACGCCCTCCACCATCAAGGCCGATCTCATCGCCCAGTACCGGGAGATATGCGACGACGGCTATTATCAGAACCCGGACGCCTTCGCCGCGGCGCTGCTTGTGCAGAAGAACACCCAGAACCCCAACCGGGTGGACGTGAGCTGGCCCGGCACGGTGATCAATCAGCTGCGCGAGTTCGCGCTGCTGAACATGTTCCGCACCCAATAGCCCCGAGCTTCCCACCGCCCGCCCGCCAGGGCAGCCCCGCGCCGTCGAGATGACGCCGCCATTCCCTTCGAGGAGCCTCTATGGCCGACAACTCCAACCGCCTCGCCGGCGTCGCCTACGTGACCGTTGACGGGGCCGCCTACGCCATCGCCGGCGACGGAACCTATCGCACGAGCTCCGTGAGCCGCGAGACCCTGATGGGCCAGGACGGCTATCACGGGGTCAAGGAGATGCCGACGGCCGGCCGGATCGCCTGGCGCGGGCGGGACGGGCAGGGGGTCTCGATCCAGACGCTCTCAGACTCCGCCAACGTCACCGTGGTGCTCGAGCTCGCCAACGGCAAAACGATCATCGGGCGCAACATGACCCGCGTGGGCGAGCCCCTCGAGGTCAACACCGAGGAGGCGACGTTCGATATCGCCTGGGAAGGCCCGGACGTCTCCGAGAACTAAAGCGCACCCATGAGTCGCCTAACGGGCGGCGCCCTCTTCAACGTCGATCAGCGCGCCCTGGACCGGTCGTTCTCCAACCTCGAGAAGACCCAGATTCCGTTCGCCACCATGACCGCGCTGAACGACATCGCGTTCGGTCTGCACACCGACCTGGTGGAGGAAATGAAGCGGGTCTTCGACCGACCCAATCCGTTCACCCTTAACGCCTTCTACGTGAAGCGGGCCACCAAGCGAGATCTATCCGCCTGGGTCGGGATTCGGGATTTCGCGGGCAAGGGCACGCCAGCCTGGAAGTACCTGACGCCCCAGACCGATGGCGGCGAGCGGGCGATGAAGCGGATGGAGAAGCGTCTCTCGGCTATTTCCGGCGGTCAGTTCGTGCTGCCCGGCCGCGGCGCCCGCCTGGACCAGTACGGCAACATCTCCCGTGGGCAGATCGGCCAGGTGCTCTCGCGGTTGAACGCGATGGCCGACCCCGCTCAGAACATGACCGACAAGACGACCCAGCGGCTGCGCCGCAAGGGCCTGATCGCACGGGGCCAGCGCAGCGATTACTTCGTCGCCCACTCCAAGCGGGGCAACAAGCGGCCGATCGGCGTCTACCAGCTGCTCGGCCCAGGCAAGGTCGAGCCCGTCCTCCTCTTCAGCCAGAAGCCCCCGACTTATCGGGCGCGGTTTCACTTCGACGACCTGGTCCTCTCCTCCATCAACAAACACAGCGTCGGCGCGTTCGAACGCGCCATGGCGCGGGCCCTCGCCACCGCCAAATAGGAAAACCCATGGATACGGCCGAAGACGAAAAGACGTTCACGCTCAAAAAGCCCGTCAAGGCGCTGGACGGGACCGACCTGACGTCGATCACGCTCCGCGAGCCCACCGCCGGGCAGCTTCGCGAGATCAACCGCAAGACGGGCACCGACGCGGACATTTACGCCGTCGCCACCATCGGCGGCGTCCCGGTGCAGGTGGTGGACAAGATCATGGCTGGCGATCTGATCCGGATGGCGGACTACATCTCGGGTTTTCTGAAGGGCGACCAAGGGACTGGCGCGTAAGGCTGGTCACGATCGCGGCCGCCTTCAACTGGCCGCCCTCAGAGATCTGGGCGCTGACCTGGTCCGAAATCGACTTCTGGAATACCGCCGCGATCGCGGCCCTGAAGATCAGGCGCGGAGGCCGATAACATGACCGCCGCACCGAAAAACAGATTCGCCGTCGAGATCATCGCCAACGACAACTCCAAGAAGGGCATCGCGAGCTCTCGCAAGGGGTTCAAGGGCCTGGCCGACGAGGTCAACCGCTACGATGTCGCCGTGAAGCGGGCGGGGGGGTCCTCCTTCGGCAAGGCCTTCTCCGGGATCGTCAAATCGACGGTCGAGGTGGAGAAGGCGACCGCCAAGGCGTTTGGTTCGAGGTCGGTGTTCGGCGGCGTCGCCAGCAAGCTTGGGGAGATCCGGGAGGCGGGGTCGGCGGCGGCCTCCGGGATGACCCGGGCGGCGCAGGCGGGCTCCGGCCTTGGCGCGGTGATGGGCGGCGTCATCGGGACGGCGGGAATCATGACCGGCGTGCTCGTCGCCGCCGGCGTCGCCGGGTTCAAGTTCGTCGACGGCTGGGCCAACAGCACGGCGAGCCTGGGGCGCCTGTCGAAATCGCTAGGCATGGCCTCGAAGGATCTGCAGCTCTTCCAGGGCGCTGGTGAGCAGTTCGGCGTCGACAAAGACACGATGTCGGGGGCCGTGGGCGGCATCGGAGCCGCCATCTACGGCATACAGACCGGCACTAATCAGGACGCTCTCGTTTTGCAGCGCCAGTGGGATCTAAAGATCAATGCTGGAAAGGACGGTCTGCCGGACGTCAAGGACTTCGCTCTGCAGCTGGCGGACGCCACGGCGAAGTACAAAAACCCCTACTCGCAAGCGCAGTTCGCATCGATCTTCGGATTTCAGGGCGCGCTCCCTGCGTTTCGAGGCGGCTCCGCGCCGCTCAAAGACGCGATGGCCTACACCGAGAAAAACGGTGCGGTCGCGTCCGATGAGCTAATCGCCAAGGGCACCCGCTTCCAGCGGGATAAGGTTCGTGCCCAGCAGGTCCTCGAAAAGGACGCCATGGATGGCGCGGGCATGACCGCCGGACCGATCGATAAGGTGGTGCGGGGCTTTGGAGCGGCCAGCATCGTCCTCAACGACGCGGTCCGCGGCGACTTCAAGCCAGCCTCCCAAGCCTTGGGGCGGGCCGCCGCGGGCCTGGAGGCGCTGATCAGCCGCACCACCATCGGCGGCCGGCTGCACAATCCTATGAATATCCGACCGGTCGGCGGCGCGGGTTTTCAGCATTTCGATACCGACGAAGCGGGCATCCAAAGGGCGGCTCATCAGCTGCTGCTCGACCAATATAAGCACGGCGCCCGCACGCCCTATGAGCTTCTCGCCGGTCGGATGGGCGCGGACGGCAAGCGCCGGTGGGGCTACGCCCCGGCGTCTGACGGAAACGACCCGGACAGCTACGCCAGGGAAGTCGGCGGCAAGATGGGCATCGGCCGCGACGGCCAGCTGAACCTGCAGGATCCTCACCAGCTCGCCGCCATGCTCTCAGCGATGATCTTTCGCGAGACCCATAACCGGGTCTCTCCCGATAAGCTCCTGCCGATCGCAGAGGCCGCCGAGCGCGGTGACCGGCGCATAGTGCTTGAGCTCCAGGGCCTTCCGCCCGGCGCCCAAGCCAAGGTGAAATCCCAAAAGGGCGCCACGCTCGCCATCGCCCAAGCTATGCCGGCGGGACACTTCTAGTGAGCATCGCAACCCTACTGCCGGCGTCCTTCCGCGGCGTCCTCTTCGGTGTCCGTTCCACCAGCACGCAGTTCTCTCGCCGCCTGGCTGTGCACCAATACCCGGGCCGGGACGATTGCTGGGTCGAGGACATGGGGCGCGGGGTTCGCCGCTTCCATTTCTCCGGCTTCCTGGCCGATGGCGATGTGGCGTTCGCCGGCGGACCGGTCGAGCTGCAGCGCACGCTGATGGCCGCAGCCGCCGAGACCCAGGGGCCGGGCATCCTTACGCACCCGACCCTTGGGATCCTGAATGTCGCGGTCGAGACCTTCAGCCTTGCCGAGGACCTCGGCGCCGGATCCGAATCCGATATCGAGTTCACCTTCGTTGAAGCGGGATCGCAGCTTTATCCTTCGCTTCTGGTTTCCACGGGCTCCAGCGTTCTCACAGCCGCCGGCCTGGCGGTCGTGGCCATCGCTTCGGATTTCGTCAGCGCCTTCACCTTGGCCTATGACGCCGCCGCCGAGCCGACGCCGATCGCAGCCTCCACAACGGCCGCCTGGTCCGATCAGGTGGTCAGCACCGGCGGCGACGCAACCGCATTGCTGGGCCTCGCAAGCCAGCTTCCGGGGAACTGGGGTCGGTATTTCTCCGGCGGCAACAGCGGCTACGTGGGAACCTTCACCAGTCCTTATTCCAGCGACACGACTGTCGCGGATCTCGTCCAGGACGCATCAACACAGAGAGCGGCGATCGCGGCTGCCGCTGCGTCGCTGGATGCGTCGGTTTCAACAGAGACGTCGGCGTCCTCTGCATCCGTGATCGCCGCCGCGGCTCAAACTTTGGTCCAGGCGCTTCTATCCGCCTGCGCGGATCCGGCTGACGCGATCCGCCTCCTGTCCGGCCTTCTCGGCTTCTCACCGCCAAGCCCCTCCCTCATCAGCCCGATCGGCGTTCCCATCAACGATCTCTTTCGCCGAACCTGCGTGATCGCGATCGCCCAGGCGGCGGAGAGCTATCAGCCCACAAGCTATGACGACGCCCTGTCCCAGCTCCTGGCCATCACCGCCCTGATGGACGCGGAGATCGACTACGCCGGCGACCAGGGCGACGATGACACCTTCAACGCCATCTGCGCGCTCCGGGTCGCCGTGGTGCAGGACCTGCGCGCTCGAGGGGCGGATCTGGCCGCCATCACGACGTTCGAGTTCGGCGCGCCGCTTCCAGATTGCGTCTTGGCGACGCGAATCTACCGAGACCCGTCCCGTGCCGATCAGCTGACGGAAACCGTGGATCCCGTGCACCCGCTCTTTTTTCCGACGATCTTCGAGGCGCTGGCGAGCTGATGGCCGAAACCATCTCGATCGTCACCGCGGCAGGGTCGGTCAGCGGTTGGAGCGGCGTGTCTGTGACCCGGGGCATGGAGCACGTGCCCAATAGCTTCGAGATCTCGATGACCGCCCGGGGCGAGATCGTCGGCGGCGGCGTGGTCGCTAAGGCCGGCGACGACTGCACCGTCTTCGTCGGCTCGGACAAGGTCATCACGGGAGTGATCGACCGCGATACGAACGGGGGCGACGCCAACAGCCATACGCTCAGCCTGGCGGGCCGGGGGCGATGCCGCGACCTCGTCGATTGCTCGGCCGAATGGCCCGGTGGCCAAATCTCCGGCGCCAACGCGCTTGAGATCGCCCAGAAGCTGGCCGCGCCTTACACCAACCTCACTGTGTCGGCTTTACCCGGCGCCGCCCTTGGCGAGACCATTCCGGTCCTTCTCCTCAATTACGGCGAGACCGCCTGGGAGATCATCGACCGCATCGCCCGGTCCCAGGGCCTTCTCGCCTACGAAGACGTCAACGGTAATCTCGTGATGGGCCAGGTCGGCACGACCATGGCGGCCAGCGGGGTGATCTACGGTCAGAATGTCCAGGCCTGGTCCGTGGTGAACGCGGTGGACCAGCGCTACAGCGACTATGCGTGCGAAGGGCTCTCGACGGCGACCCTTGGCGGCCTCGGCAACAATGGTCAGCCCTATTATGTCTCCAAGGACCCGAACATCGCCGCGCATCGGCTCCTCTATCTGGTCGTCGATCAAAGTGCGGTCGGTTACACGCTCTGCGAAAAGAAGGCGGACTGGGAGATGAACCGCCGCGCCGGCCGCGGCATCGTCGCCTCAGTCACCGTCGACAGCTGGCGAGACAGCGCCGGTGCGCTTTGGGCGCCCAACACCCTTGCGCCAGTCTCCCTTCCAGGGTTTCGGCCGATCGCGCCTGGCTCTCAGGCGAACGCCCAGAACCTCCTGATCAGTTCGGTGACCTATCGCTATGGCGATGACGGCGGCACGGTTGCAGATCTCGTTCTAATGCCGCCGCAGGCCTTCGCCATCGAGCCGATCGCGCTCTTCCCTGTTCCTCCCGGCTTGACCATTGCGGCCGCCCAAAGCGGGAATCCCGGTCTATGAGCAGAGAGTGGCTCGCTAGGACCCTTCACGCCATCACCCTTGGCACCGTGACCCTTGTGGACGACTCCAAGGTCGTCCAGGAGATCCAGTTCACGCGGCCGTATTCCCCGGACGGCTCGGCGGCGGTGTCCGACAATGTGCCGGTGGTGGGCTTCTTCGGGCTAGCGTCCAATCCGCCCCTGCAGTCGGACGTGATCGTCGTTCGGCTGTTCGGCTCGCGCACGCTCACGGTCGCCATCGGGACCAACAATCAAGCCGCGCGCCTGAAGAACCTCGCCGCCGGCGACAGCGCGCTCTACGACGTCCGCGGCGCCTATGTGTGGCTGACGCCGGCAGGCCCCGTGATCGACGCCGCCGGCGGCGACGTGGTGGTCCAAAACGCCGCCACCGTGACGGTGAAGGCCTCCACCAAAATCCGCTGCGAAACGCCGCTCCTGCAGTGCACGGGCGATGTGGTCGCCAACTGCGATACTGGCCCGATCAGCCTCGTGAACCATCCCCACTCCGAAGTAGCGAGCGGGCTTGCCGAGTCCGGGCCGCCGGTCTCGACCTGATCCATGGCCGACATCACCACCATCTGGAACGCCGCTACGCAAAGCGGCGACTGGGCGATTGCGGGCGCAACCCCGGCCGCCATCTGGGACGAGACCTCCAGTCTTGACCTGATCACCGACATCGGCGGCGGCGTCATTCTGGATGAGCCGCTGTTCGAGAACTTCATACCCGGGCTCGTCTCCGGCGAGGACCTGGTGACGGCCGTCGCTCTCAGCCTGCTTACCGACCAGCTCGCGGGACCAGACGACGTCATCCCGGACGGCTCCAGTGATCCAAGGGGCTGGTGGGGCGATCTTGGGGCCGCCTATCCGATCGGCTCCAAGATCTGGCTGAGGCTCAGATCCAAGCAAACCAGCGAGACTCTGGCGCTCGTCAAAGACGACATCCAACAGGCGCTGGCGTGGCTCATCGCCGACGGTGTGGCCGCCTCGGTCGACGCAACGACATCGTGGGTGCGGGCGGGCTTTCTGGGCGCCAGCGTCCTCATCACGCAACCATCCGGCGGCTCCCTCAAGATGACCTTCGCCTGGGCCTGGAAGGGACTGAGCTGATGCCCTTCGCAAGACCCACGCTGACCCAGCTCCGCTCCCAAATCGCCGCGGATATCGGCTCGAGCCTGCCGGGCGTCGATGGCCTTCTAAGGTTCTCCAACATGGGGGTCTTGGGATCTGTTCTCGCGAAAGCGGTGAACGGCCTTTATGGCTATCTCGATTGGATCGCGCGGCAGTGCACGCCGTTCACGGCGACCGGCGAGTTTCTCGAGGCGTGGGCGGCGCTGAAGGGCGTCAACCGCAAGGCGGCGACTCCGTCTACGGGCGCGGCGACGTTCGCCGCGTCCGGAACGACCTCGGTGCCGGCGGGAACCGCTTTCGTTCGATCCGACGGCGCACTGTTCACCTCGACCGCCGGCGTCAGCGCGGCGGGCGGATCGGTGATCGTGCCGCTGGAGGCCAATGTCGCTGGCTCGGCCGGCAACGGAGCCGTTGGCCTCATCATCAGTCTTAGCTCCGGAATCTCCGGGGTTTCCAGCCAAGGCGCCATCAGCATGGCCCTTACGGGCGGCGCTGACCTCGAACTCGACGCCGACCTCAGGACGCGCATGCTCGAGGCCTACGCCGCGCCGGCGCAGGGCGGCGCCACGTCGGACTACGTGTCGTGGGCCGAAGAGGTGGCGGGCGTCACCAGAGCGTGGGTTGCTCCATCGGGCAATGGCGCAGGCACCGTTGTGGTCTACTTCATGATGGATGCGAGTGAAGCGGCTTTTGGCGGCTTTCCCCAGGGATCGGATGGCGTCGCTTCGGGCGAGACTCGCGACACGGCGGCGACGGGGGATCAGCTCGCCGTCGCCAACTACATATTCAACGGCCGCCAACCCGTCACGCCGCTCGTCTACGCAGTAGCGCCAAAGCCGAACACGGTGACCCTGACCATAGCCGGGATTTCCGGGGCGAGCGCCGATACGAAGGCCGCCATCGCGGCAGCCGTCACCGCCGCCCTGGAGTCCAACGCATCACCCGGCGGCGTCACCAACACCTCGAGCATCGAAGCGGGCATCGCGGCGATCAGCGGCGCAGCGGGATTTATCATCACAGACATCGCCGCGAGCCATGGGACGGTTTCCCCGGGCGTCGCCGGCAACATCACCGCCAACGCCGGCTACCTCTCCGTCGCGGGCGCGATCACCTATACATGACGGCGCGGTTCTCCCTCGCGGACTATGCCGGCGCGCTCCTATCACTCCTGCCACGCGGGAGGGCGTGGAGCGGCGATCCGCAAAGCACCCAGTACGCGACCCTCACCGGGCTCGCCGGCGTGATGGAGCAGGTCGATGGCGACGCGGTCGATCTCATTGCGGACGGCTTTCCCGCGACGGCCGTGAACCTTCTTCCGGAATGGGAACAGTCGCTAGGCTTGCCGGACCCTTGCGCTGGGCCGAGCCCCACGGTGTCTCAGCGCCAGGCGCAGGTGGCCGCAAGGTTCGCGGGTGGGGGAGGGCAGTCGCGCCAGCGTTTCATCGACTATGCGGCGACCCTCGGGTTCGAGATTTCGATCACCGTCTATGCGCCCTTCTGCAGCGGCCGAAACACCTGCGGTCAGCCGGTTTACGGCCAGGCCTGGGCCTTCGCCTGGAGCGTCCAGGTTCTTTCAAACACCTCCGGTCTCCCCAACTCCGTCCTTGAGTGCGAGCTGAACGCGATCAAGCCGGCGGAGACGACCCTCTTTTTCACGGATTGACGCATGTTCGCGATCGACACAGCGACCGCGGCAGCGGCGCAGCCGGCTCAGGCGGCGCAGGGAACTGCGAAATTCTGGACCAATGGAGTCCCGGGCGAGGTCGCCCCCACCGTCTTCGACGCCGACTTCATGAACAACCTCCAGATGGAGATCCTGAACGTCATCATCAACGCCGGCATCGAGCCGTCCAAAGCGAGCCAGACCCAGCTTTGGGAAGCGATCAGCGCTGTCGTAACGGGCGACGTTCCGACTGCCTCGACGACGGTTGCGGGCATTCTGAAGCTCGCGACGCTCGCCCTGGCGAACGCAGGCGTCGATACGGCGACCGCGATGACGCCTCAGCTGGTCGCCAAGGTCATTCAGCCCGGCGCTTTCGTCTACGCCGCGGACACCTCCGGCGCAGCTAACACCGTCGCCGCTGCGTTAACGCCGGCGCTCAGCGCCTACGTCGCCGGCCTGTCCGTGAAGGTGTCGATCGCCAACACCAACACCGGCGCCAGCACTCTCAACCTGAATGGTCTGGGCGCCAAGGCGGTCCAATGGAACGGCCGTCCGCTCGTCGGCGGCGAGCTGGTCGCCGGAAAGATCGTTGGTCTTATCTATGACGGAACGCAATTTCAGATCGAAGGGCTGGCGTCGATATCGGGCGGAAATCCGACAGCCTGGTGGACGATCTACGCCGACGGCCGGATCGAACAGGGCGGCTATGTCTCAGGTCCCTTCGGCGAAGGTGATCAAACGATCGTCCTGCCGATCCCTTTCCCCAACGAATATCGCGGTGTGGATGGCACCACATATTCCAACCCGGATGTCTCGAGCGCGGACTACTGGCTGAAAGGGCAGACGATCCCGGCCTTGGGGGCTGTCTCCTCAATCGTCGTCTACATCAACAGCGGAACAGGCGGCACGCCTGTGACGGGCTTCTCCTGGAACGCACGCGGCCGCTGACCGCGGCTGAGCGACCCCCTTCACTATGACCGACACGGGAGACGCGAAGCGTGCCTGACATTTCCAACATCTCCGCTGCCGGCAAGGCCGCAATCGGCGAGGCCGCCATTGCGAATGGCGCCGCCTCGGTCGCGCAGCTCCAGGCGCTGATGGTTGCGATCGCCGCGACGGGCGTTGGCGAAACCACGTTGTCGGCTCTCAACGGCGACCTCGCCCATCAGGCTGGCACGCTCGGCGTGGTTAGCGGCGACCCCGTCCCCTCAAACGATGGCTATTATACCAAGCTCGGCGCTTCCGGTTCAGGCTCATGGAGCCCACTTGGGGTTCCGCTCACAGTCAACTGGCAGCAGCTGGCGCTGGCCCTCATCCGACGCGAGATTGACCTCGCGTCGCCCACGCCTCGGCAGCTTTTCGACTACACTGAAGGTCAGAATAATACGGCGCTAGATCAGGTTGGCGGCGGCGGCTACGGGGCCGAGAATTATTACTTGAGCGGCTTTATCCCCTTAACCGGGGGCAACACCTACGTCGCCAACATCACCGGGCCTCTCGGTGTCTATGACTACAATGAAGCCTTTCTCGGGGTCGAGGAGATCACCTCCGGAACGCCGTTCACGCCCACGGCGAACGTCGCGTTCGGGCGCATACAAATCTATCCCATGTCCGTTGCCGGCCAGATCAGCTTCGTCAAGGGGACGATTCTTCCGTCTTCATATGAGGGTTTTGGTTTTCCAACTCCCGCACAGGTCAATCTAACCGCTCTGACGCAGGCCCGAAACGCGGTCAACGCGGCCTTGCCAGCGAACCGAAATCTCTTTGATCAGACACAAATACTCGCCAACAGTGCGATTTCGTCAGTCAATGGAGCGATCTACACCGCCACCAATTATTTCGTAACGCCAGTCATAGGTGTTGAACCTGGCGGTAACTTCGTCAGCACCCAGGGGTCTAACTCCGGGGTGTTCTACGATATTAACGGTGAATTCCTATCTGGGATAGGAGCGAGCGCTACACCGCCGACAGCGAACATTCTGCCCAACACGGCTTACGCAGTTCCTGCCGGCGCCTATAGCATGCAGTTCCAGCTCGAACCGCTGTCGCTCGCATCCGAGCTGACGATCGTGAACGGCTCGACGCCCCCCGCCGGCTACTTGCCTTTTGGCGGCGGAGGGGCCGCTTACCCAAGCGCCGGAATCCGGATCGGGTTTTTTGGCAACTCGCAAACGAACAATGGTCTCTTTCAGCCGGAGGTCTTGGCAGTCACCGGAGGCTCGCAATCGTTCAACAGCGGCCACCCTGGATATGACTTTGGAGGGCTTGAGCCTCTCGTTTCAGGCTTAACCCTGGCTGGGACGGATGTGGTTGTCGTCACCGAGGGCGCCAACGAGTGGGGCGGGGCGGCCCGGCCGCTTGGCGCCATCACTGACGCGGTCGGAGCCTCGACGACGTTCGGCCAGATCAAAGCGATCATCGAAGGCCTCTATGCCTTAAAGGACTCGATCCTGATCGTCTTCACCGGCAACACCTATCGAGCGCCGACCAACATTTCGTCGGTGGTCTACACGGCCGATACGACAGCGAATGGTCAGGGCGTTACAGGTCTGCAGATCGACCAGGCGATCGAGGCCTGTTGCCAGCTCTATGGATGTGGATTCGTCCCCCTGCGTCAGGCATCGGGCATCAACGCCAAAACTGAGACCGGTAATATCGTTGGATCGCCCATCAACACCTGGACGGCTGAAGGCCTCCATTGGAGCGCCGGTGCTCCGAGGGTGGGCCGCCAAATCGGCGCGGTCATCAACGAAATCTGCTGAGCAATCGGCGCTGCTTTAGGTCGGCGCTTTCACCTAGTCCTGGAGATCGCTATGCGATTTAGAAATGGCCTCTGGGCCTTGATGGCGCTCGCTTGTCTTCTGGGAGCTCGGCCTGCTTCGGCACAGACTTCCGCCAAAGTCCGCGTGGAATTCGAGCGACTGACAGCGCCAAACATGAATCGCGGCGACGCTCCCGGCGCTCCGAGCGCCGTCCTGAGTTCTCAGATGCTCACGGTGACCGCTACGCCCGTCTCGAGTAACGCGGCGCCGACCTTTCCTGACGGAGCAGGCGGTTTCGCTAATCTTGTCGGCGTCTCGGGCGCAGCGATCTGCACAAGGGATGGCTCGACGCCATCGGAGACGAATGGAAGCCGTGTTCAGCCTGGGGGATCCTTGCCGCTCTTTGTGAGCTCCGGTTCGATCATCAGCTGCGTACTCGCCGCTGACCAACCGGCGCCGCAAGCGACGGCCCCCGCCGCCGGCTCGCCTGGCTCGGCGGCCGGGACCCCAAGTTTCATCCAGATCGTTGGGCAATCTTATGCTGCGTCAGGTTTTTCAACGGTGTCTTGCTCCCTCTCCGCCGCGGGCGTGTGCGAATTCGATAACGAGCTCGCCGGCCGCGGTTTTCATATCGTCATGCCTGCGGGAACGGGCGCTGCGACCTGCCAACTCGAGCGCAAGCTCGATGGGACGAATTGGACCAAAGTGACCGTCAACGGTTCGGCCTTCTATGCCATATCCTATGTCGGTCTCAGCATCAGCGAGGACGTGACGGAGCCTCAAAGCGGCGTGCCCTACCGCATGGACTGCGGCGGCGGCGCGAACGGCTCCTACACCTCTGGAACCATCCCGGTAGAATTCACCCAATAGCGCAGCAGTCAGGCACACCGCTCTGACGCAGTCGACGAGCGCCCTCGGCGCGGTTTGAGTCCATTTCCAAAAATTGAGGTTACTCATGAATCGCACCCTTAAGGGCGTGATCGCCGCTGTGTGTCTGGTGATGCTCGGCTTCGAGCCCGCGTTCGCGCAGGCGGACGGTCCGATCGCCAGGGCGGCGTTTTCCCAGTCTCAGGCGAACTCCGCCGCGATCAACGCTCCGAAGGTCTTCAACACACTGCCACCCGGCGGCAATTTCATGCCGCCGACTAGCGGCGCAGTCGTCACTGGATCAATTTCCGACACTACGTTTACCGTCACGGTCGCCGACACCTCGCACGTGCTTGCGCCCGGCCAGGTGTTGAGTGGGACCAACGTAGCCGCCGGCACCACGATCACCGGGCTTGTGCCATCTGCCTCGGGAAACACCGGTGGTCAGGGCGGCGTTGAGACCTACACCGTTTCAATCTCTCAAACGGTCGCTTCGACGACCATAACGGCCGTGGGCGACCCTCGGTGCACTGCTCAGCCTCAGACGGTCAACAACTGCGGCCCCCTCGTCACATTGAACGAGGCATCGACGGGGATCACGAGCCCGATTTCCTATGGGCCGAGCAACGCCGTTTTTCGCGTGCTTGGGCTGACCTCCTTCGGCAATTTCAACTCGACCACCTTCTACGGCAATACAACCAACCTAGCCTTCCCAGTGGTGCTGCAGTGGTATGATGATGCGGCCCAAGTCGAGATCGTGCAGCTTCGTTACAACACCCACCTCGATATTCGCGTCGATGGCCAACTTGTGCTTCCAGGCCAGATCAACACCGATAGCGCGGGTTCGGCGACTTATCACAAGCTCGACTGGACCACGAACAATGAGCCCCACCGCAAGCGCCTGTATCAGGTCACGGCGATCAATTTTCTGGGCGGCGGGATCTACCAAAGCGCTGAAGGGACCGCGACCTACCCTTACGACATAGCCGCGAAACCCATTCTCAGCGGGATGACCGACAGCTACGGCTCGACGGGCTCCAACAGCTATAGCCAGTCATCGTTCGCCACCTTGGCGGACCAGCTTGGCTATCAATACGCACCCATCGACACCATCGGGGGGACGGGGTGGTGCTCGTCGTCCACGAACGCGCCATCTTACCGGCTGACGAATTATGTCGCCAACCTCAATTTCAAGCCTGCTGCCTTCTTTTTTGCATTCGGATATAATGACTACGGCTGCCCTGCTTCGACGATCACGGCCAACGCCACAGCAGCGTTGAACCAGGCCAAGGCGCTCCCGTCGTTGAGCGGCGCCAAAATTTTCGACATGGGCAACTGGTATCCGAACGGTCCTACCGCCACCGGCGTAACGCCATCAGGCGCTCAGCTCGCCACGGTCGATGCGGCAGACGCTGCGGGAGCGTTGGCCGCGAACATCCCCTACGTGTCGCTGTCGGGCATTCAGACTGGCGCGAACCAGCCGATGTACGGCTTAGGCGACCTGTCCACCGGGTATTCCACACACTGGAATCAACTCGGTCAAAAGTGGCTCGGGGCGGGTATGGCCGAAAAGCTTCGCGCCGCTGCTATCCAATGACCACGCTCCCTCCCATCACCGCCCTTGTAGGGTGCTCGGCTGAGAGGTCGGCGAACACCCAAGCTGGATAGGCGGCGAGCCTGATCCGCTCAAATCCACAATCCACGTTTAGTCTCTGGAGGCCAGTCTATGGCAGCGTCGAAACTCGACCCACGTTCCTTGACCACAGTCAAAGCCGTCGGAGGCGCCGTAGTCGAAGTCCACGACTGTCTTCACGTCGTCGATCAAAAGATTGATGTCGTGAAGGTCCAGGTGGCCATGCTTGCGGCCGCCAACGGCATCTCGTTACCGACAGAAGAGGAAATGAGGTCCGGCGCTGCTCCGCGTAAGGTTCGCCGGCGTTTGGGGGGCATGAACCCCTATAAAGCCGCAGCCGTTCTGATGCCCGCCGTCGCCGGCGGCGTCGGCCTCTACAAAGTGATCGAACCCGCCGTGATCGCGTTTTTCACCGCGCTCCACCACGCCCTGATGACGGCGCACTAAGGAGCGCCGCGCCAGAGCGACGCACCAAATATCGGAGGACATCGATGGAAGACCCGACTGACGCGGCATCCGCCGCGCCGACGCCCACGCGTGCGCCGGCGTCGCCGCTCGATCTACTGCCCTATGCGCCCTACGCTTTGCTGGTCGCTTGCCTGGTCGCCCTGAGACTCGGCGTCGACCCGCAAACTGTCGGCAACGTAGTGACAGTCGCTTTGGTCCTGATCGACCCCCGCCAGGTGATGGGGCGCCGTTCGTGATCACGCAGGATCAAATCCATGCCCTGGCTCCGTCATTGTCGGCCGCTGACCTGCAAGCATGGACAGCGGCGCTGCAGTCGGCTCAGCGCGCCGGCCTTCTCAATACCGGGCTGCGCGAGGCCCATTTCATCGCCACCGTCGCCGTTGAAACCTGGTCGTTCACCAAGCTCCGGGAAAGCTTTCGCTACAACGGCGCAGCGCACCTGCTGTCGGTCTTTCCCAGCGAAATTCGCGACCTTGAGGACGCTACGGCGCTCATGGCCCGCGGCGAGGAAGCCATCGCCAACAGGGTCTATGCCGGCCGCTATGGCAATGGCGACGAGGCCTCAGGCGACGGCTGGCGTTTTCGCGGGGGCGGCGCCATCGCGCTGACGTTCCGCTCGAACTATCGGGTTGTAGGCGCGCTGACCTCGATGCCGCTGGAATCGGAGCCCGAGCTGCTCGAAAAGCCTGACACCGCCTGCAGGGCGGCCGCCATATGGTGGGACAGGAAGGGCTGCAACGCCTTCGCCGATCAAAACGACGCCGCCGGCGTGCGTCGGCTTGTGAATGGCCCGGCTCTGGAAGGGCTGGGTGATGTCGAACATGCGCTGGACGTTCTTCGCCGCATCGCTGGCGCCGGGTCCCAACCATCTTCACCGCCGACCGCAATGCAGCCGCCCAGCGCTCCGACCGCCAATCAAACCGTGAGCATAGACCTATGAGTTTGGCCATTTACGGCGCTGTGGGCGCCGTTGCCTTAGCCGGCCTGTTGTCGCTCGGCTTTTGCCATCCGGATCCCCGCATCCAGCAGGGCCATGACCAGGCCGTGACAGCGGTCGGTCAGGACCACCTAAACCAGGGCGTCACTGCAATCGAAGAAAAGGCCCAGGCCAAAACCGTCAAACTTGAAATCACCACCCGCGAGGCTGTCCATGACGTTCAAATCGCCCCGGGCGCATCCTCGCCCGTTCCTCCTGATGTTCTCAGCGCTTGGGGTGCTGGCGTCGACCGCTTGCGAGCATCTGACGCCCCCGACGCCGGGCGCCCTGCAGGCGACCATTCCAGCGAAGATCAGCCAGGCATGCCCCAGACCTGATCGACCCAAGGCGCCAAGCATCGGCGACCTCGCCTCCTTCTCGATCGAGCAGGAAGCGGCGATCTCCGTTTGCGACACCCGGCGCGCCGCGGCCGTTTCGATCATAGAGCTCCAGAACAAGACCTCTGCGGCCGTCGCGGCGGCCATGAAGCCCAAGCACTGGTGGTGGCCATTTTAACGATTGCGCGCTGAATACACCCAACGAGGCAGCGTTAGATGCCGATGCGCGGGCCGAGGGCCCGGGCATCGTTGCAACATAGATCGCCGATGGCCATCGGCAGAGGATGCTCCATATGACCACACCTTCCACCGCGGCCCCACAGGCCGCTAGCCCGCTGCTTTCGTCCTCCGGCGTGGCGGCGCTCTTTTCAGGACTGAAGTCTGACGTGCTCGCCGCGGCGGGTAGCCTTGAACAGGACGCCGAAGCCGAGATCGACAAGCTCTTCGGCGCCGCTCAGACCAAGGTGGCCACCACGATCACGACCGTGGCCCCGACGCTCGACTCAGATCTCGCCGCGCTGGACACAGCAGTCGAGACAGGGTTGACCGCGTTCACGACAGCGCATCTTGGCCCGGTCGCCGGCGCGGCGGAGGCGAGTGTGGCCGACCCCGTAATCCAGGAGCTGACCGCCGACGCGATACCGCTGCTTGAGGCGGCCGCCAGCCAGGCGATCGCCACCGCAAACAACTGGCTCGCCGCGATGAAGGCCAAGATCCCGGCCCTGTGACCAGAGTTCGTCTCGTCTAGTACCTGGCCGTCGTCAGCGCCGCTGGCGGCGGCCTTTTCGTTTCAGGGCCTAGCGCTTAGTCTTCTCCCGTCGGATGCGACGGGGGTCGAGGTGTGTCACCACCTCGAGCCGAACTCCGCACGTCCGAGGGTGCGCACCCTCATCAGTCCCGCCACCGGTCCGACCGGCGGGGCCATCCGAAGTTGAGTCTGTCATGGAGTCGAGCCTTACCCGGCCGGTCGCCCCCGTGCGCCCGGTCGCCCCCTACATCGGCGGCAAGCGAAACCTCTCCCGCCGCATCACCGATCTGATCGAGACGATTCCCCACCGCACCTACGCCGAGGTCTTCGTCGGCATGGGCGGCGTTTTCCTGCGTCGGCGCTCGCGGCCGCAGGCCGAGGTCATCAATGACTGGAGCCGCGACGTCCACAATCTCTATCGCGTGCTCCAGGAGCACTACGCCTACTTCCTGGATCAGCTGCGGTTCCGGATCACCACCCGGGCCGAGTTCGAGCGCCTGGTCATTGTCGATCCGGATACACTGACCGATCTGCAGCGCGCTGTTCGGTTCCTCTATCTGCAGCGCCTGGCGTTCGGCGGGAAGGTCGCTGGACGCAACTTTGGCGTCGATCACCACCGGCCGAGCCGGTTCGACGTCACCAGGCTGACGCCAATGCTTGAGGATCTTCATGAGCGCCTCGCCGGCGTCGTTGTGGAGCGGCTGCCCTGGCGCGCCTTCATCGAGCGCTACGACACGCCCGAGACGCTGTTCTACCTGGACCCCCCGTATTTCGGCTGCGAAGGCGACTACGGTGCGGACATGTTCAGTCGCGTGGAATTCGGCGAAATGGCCGCCGCCCTCGAACAGCTGCAGGGGCGGTTCATTTTATCGCTGAACGATCGGCCGGAGGTTCGCGCTACCTTCGCGGCCTTCAAGATCGAGGCGGTTCAAACCTCGTATGGGTTAACGGGGAAGGGCGCCACGCCGGCGGCAGAGGTGATCGTCACCGGCTAATCCATTAAATCGCAAATGCTTCGCCGTCGTCGACCTTGGGGTTGGCGGCGGCTTTTGCGTTTTAGGGTCGGGCGGTTAGACACTCGCCATACAAGCCATTGTTATCTATTGGAGCGATTTTTGGGGGTTAGACAGCCTATGTGGCTGATCTATTTGAAGGTGCGCAGTACCCTAGGGACTGCCACGTGGAGTATTTTGTCTAATTAAATCGGCTAGTTGGCCAAGGTTAGACAATTTGGGACGCCGAGGTTAGACACTTCTGTTCCTATTTCACCCTCTTCAACCGCTCCATGGCGCTGTCCGCGAGGCGCTTTTGATCGACGTCGCGGGTGTAGGTTCTGACCTCTGCGAGGTCCTGGTGGCCCAGGATCGAGGCGATCTCGTGCTCAGTACAGCCCGCTTCGGCGAGGCGCCGGCCGGTCGATTTGCGGAGGCCATGGGGCGTGCGTCGCGTAAGTCCGGCGGCTTCCGCCCATTCCACGAACCTGCTGGTGAACCCCGGGGCTGAGAACGGCTTCTGGTACTCGGTCACCAGAAAGGTGAGATGACCACTCGGGCAGGCCTCGATCGCCGCCACGAGACTCGGATGCATCGGAATCCAGATCAGCACGTCCGTCTTGATCATGCGCACGCCGATTCGGCCGCCTTTGATGTGCTGAGGGCCCATGCCGACAACATCGCTGCGCCGCACGCCTGTGTTGACCAAGAGCTCGAGCGCTAGGCGTTGCTTGGTGCCGATCGCCCACTTGGCCTCATAGGCTTGGATGTCCTCCTCCGACCATGGCGTAAAGCCTTTCGTCTTCCGTTTGGCCGCCCGGACGACCATGACCGGATTGTCCGTTCGCCAGTTGAGGTCGGCCGCCAGCTGCATGAGCTGGCGCAGCCGTTTGCGGAGGTTCGACGCCTGGGCGGGCGTGGACGCCTTACTGTGCAGGATCGCCCTGATGTGGTGGGGTTGGATCGACACGGCCGACTTATCGCCGTGTTCAGCGCGGAAGGTCTCCAGGTGGTTGCGATAGCTGCGCTTGGTCGACTCTCGGAGCGATAAGTAGATCTCCGATTTGTAGAACTCCATGATAAGCGCCGACATCGACCGAGGCTTGACCTTGGACGCGCCGATCGGCGTCTTGGTGGAGCTCAGGGCCGCTTTGTAGGCGTCCATGAACTCCTCAGAGCCAGGCTGCCCGGGCAGCGTCACCTTCTTAAAGCCTGGTCTTCTGAAGTAGTGGCGCATGCGGCCGTGACGATCGCGATAGGCCTGGACATAGCTGATCTCGACCTTCGCCAACGCGCCCCGCTCCGTCATGAAAGCACGACGTCCCACTCGTTCGCCGTCACCTCGCCGTTTACATCTGGCAGGCGATCGAAGGCCATGTCCAGGGCGCGGAGATCCCAGACCCTGCGGCTGTCGATCATCTTGGGCTTGGGCATGCGGCCGTCTTCCACCATCTTGTCGAAGGTGGTGGGCGATATACCGACGTAGCGCGCCGCAAACTCCCGCTGCAGGCCGCGAGGCGCGAGGTTCGGCGGCATGATCATTTCCCGGGGCATCAGCGCCGACCGAAGCCCTGTTCCTGGAGCTGCATCGCGCGCGAGATCAGCAGGTACTTCGCGGTGTCCTCGACCGATGGACCGAACCACGCGGACCAGAACTCAAGCCAAGGGATCAGGGCGGCGGCCACGTGGAGCTCGAGCACCACGGTGTCCTGCAGGGCTCCCTTACGACGATAGCGGATGCGAGGGCGGCTGGGTTTCAGGTGCGCCATCAGCCCGACTCCCTACCTGCTGCCGCTTGGCGCCGTGCAATCCATGCCACAGCGTGGTCGGGGCAGAGATCCTTATCCGGCGCCGGCACGTGGGTGCATTTGCGGCAGAGCGGTTTATCGCATGTCCCGCTTTTCTTTCCCGGAACCTTCCAGTCGCACAGGCGCGTCGCGGCCGCGCCGCAGGCGCAGCGCTGGCGCCGCCCGCTGGTGCACATCAAGCCCGTCGTCCCGGCTTCCGTTTGAAACGGCGTGCAAGGCATCAGGAGATTCTCTTCTCGGCGCCGTAGTGTCCGCGGATCTTCGTTTCCGGCTCAGCACAGGCGCTGCAGAGATCAGGTTCAGCCCAGGAGCATCCCTCCACCGGCCCACCGAAAGGGGACTGGACAAGGCAGGCGTTCAGCTCGGTGCAGCCGCATTTGCGGCAGGAGCGTCCGTCGTCCCAAGCATCGAAGATGCTCATGCGGCTATCTTCTTTGAGAGCTGGGAATTCAGGCGGTTCCAGGTAATCCAAGCTGCGCCGGCATTTTCGCGAGTGAAGGTGGATTGCTGAAGCGGCGCAGCGCGTCCCCGGGCGTCGCAAAACAGACGATAGTGCCAGAAGCCGGCCGGCTTACATTGGCTGTCGGCCGGTGTCTCGCACCACACCAGCTCGATCTGCGCAGCGAACATGGCCTGCGCAATCGCGAGTGAAGCCTGACGATCGTGCGGCAGGATCGCGCCGGTCCGGCTGTTGCGGAAAACCACGGAGAGACGACGGCAGCGTTTAAGGCCTGGCTGCGCCCACCAACCGCACGCCTGCTCTCCAGTCTCACGGACATAGGTAACGAGCGCCATGCGGTCTGAGCCCAAGTTGAGCTTATGGGTGCAATGCTCAATCACACGCTGGGCCATCAGCCCGAACTTACCGTTGTAGACGCGTTGCCGCGCCCGAAGCCGGGCGAAGTACGCCAGGCCATCGATGTTCGTGAATGCTGGGTATTTTTCCATGGTCGTAACTCGGGTTGGGGAAAGGCGCGGGCGGACCGCCGAAGGTGGTCCGCCCGCTATAAGGGCGGACTACTCCGCCGGGATCAGCTCGCGGATCTTGTCCATCCGGGCTTGCACGATCTGGACGTCCAGTGGGTCACCCTGCTTTCCCAGCTTGATCGCCTCGTCCAAGATTTGCGTGGCCGCGGTGAACAGCTCGCGCCGGTAGGCGCGGTCGAGGGCGAGGTCGAGGTCGAGGGCGAGGTCGAGGTCGAGGGCGAGGGCGCGGTCGAGGGCGCGGTCGAGGGCGAGGGCGCGGTCGAGGTCGAGGGCGAGGGCGAGGGCGAGGTCGAGGGCGAGGTCGAGGTCGAGGGCGAGGTCGAGGTCGAGGGCGAGGGCGAGGGCGAGGTCGAGGGCGAGGGCGATCTGCTCAGCGACTTGCTGAACATCTCTTAGGCTACTCGCTTGCTCGCAACGGTCGGCGATCTCCGAATAGCCCATCGGCCGCAACATCAACGGGAACATCCGTCGACAGATCTGGATGATCATGAATTCCGTTCGGAGGCGTTCCACCTCCGGCGTATCGGCCGTGCCGCCGAGGCGAGTGACGAAAGGCTTCAGGAGCTCGTTGCGAAGATCGTCCGGCATCGCGTCGTTCAGGTGGATCGCGAAAGCGGAGATTGGTCGGGAGAAGCACGGCGGGCAGTCGTTCGCTGAGCTGATAGCGCGATATTCCATGCCCATGGCGACGATGGCCGCCTCGTTGATGCATGTTCCCCCTTCAGGGCCCGGGAAGGTGTGGGATCCAGTTTTCAGCTCCCAGTTCAAGATATGGTCGAAACTCATAGGGTTTGCCTTTGCTGCAGGGTGAAGATCGAAACTGAAATGGCGCGGCCACCTACGGCGGCCGCGCTTGAGAGTTCTGAGAGCGGCGGTGACGGAGCATCAGGCGCACTCCCTCGCCGCCAGCATCACGAGGCGACATTCGATCGTGTGAAAGCTCCGGTCGTTTCCGAACTTCTGCTTTGTCCGGACGGCTATCTGACGGGTCGGGACGCCCTCGACGCGCAGCTGCTCGATGAAAGCATCCTCCTCGGGTGAGAAGGGGACAACCAAGCGATCCCCGCGCATGTAAGGCTTCTGATTGCCGTACTGGGGCGCAGCGAGACCGGCGCGGTACATGTACCACTGCACCGTCGCAGGGTGCTTTTGCAGGTCGCGCGCGATCCGGTTCGCCTTCCAACCGCGCTCTGCCAAGCGTTCGATCGTGGCGCGGTGCTCGTCGCTGAGTCCGCCCGGGATCACCGTCCAACGCACGGCCGCCATCAGTCGGTACCTCGCAGCTCGCGGATGATCGGAAGAACGTCCAAGGCGTCGCCGTCATCGAACTCCACGGTCAGAGATGACTTGCGAAGGGCGCTCCACAGATGATCACAGCGTGGGCCGCGCTCGGACATGTTGAGGGCACGGAAAAGCTCCATCCGGCTTATGGGCCCGCTCCTAGCGAGCAGGCGAAAGCCGGCCGCTGCGATCGGCGGATTCTTGCCAGTGGTGAGTTTCGGAGCGAGCTCCTCCAGGAGCGCCTCGAGCGAAGGCCGCGAAATCCCATCCCATAGGTCGTTGGGGGTCGGCTCGGTCCACCCGGCTTCCCGCAGATCGCGCCGGACGATATCGACGCGCGGGCCGACCGGCAGCATGCCGACCAGAACGCAAGCTTCCGCCCATGTGACGGGCCTGAACGCGTGGCGTGCACAGTTCAGAACCTTCTCTGCAGCCTCGGGGAGCGCACCGTCTAGGTTCGCCTCACGAGAAGCCGGCGCTGGCGCGACAACGGTTTCGTGCGGCGCCGCCGGCTTCTCAAGAGTCTTTGCGATTGCCCGCGGCGGCGGCAAGGGTGGCGCTGGCAGGGATGAACCGTGCGTGGGGGCCTGAGCTAACAGGGGCAGAGGACGGTGCACACCATCCACAGTGGTGATCAGGCCGACCTTGCGAAGCGCTGCGAGGCCTGCGTACCAGTGCCCGTTGCCCGACTTGATGCCGGTCGTTTCTTCCAAAGCCTTGTCCGTGAGGCTTCCGCCCGCGAGGATCGCCTCGAGCATCGGGATCGCGGGCTTTTTCAGCCCCGCCCAAGTCGCCAGGAGCTCGGATCGGGTGAGGGGATTGGGCGCGAGCGTCTCGGCCGACCGATACCGCTCGCCCGCCTTCAGCACCCATCCCTGTTCGGTCGCCGATTTTCGGGCGCCGTAGTAAGCGCCGTTATTAGGAAGAAGCCCGATAGCGATGCCGATCTCCAGGTCGGTCAGGCCTCTCTCGCCATACCTCGCCACGGCCTGAGCGAAACGCTCCGCGAAGGAGTGGGTCTTGACGGAAGGCTTGGCCCCGGTGTCGGCGCCGACATCGAGCTTTGGATGGCGGCCGATGCGATCAGTTTTCGGGAGGGTGCTTGGCGTGCTCAGTTTTTGAACCAGCTCCGCCGGCGATTGCGCCTCGGCGCGCGCGGCGATCTCCTCGACGTTCAAGAAATTCAGGGCGGATTGTGACGCGGCGAGACCGAGTTCGATACCGGTGCGTACGCCTCGGCGAAGGCCCTCGGCGAGGCCGGCCGCGTGGCTTTCACGCTTGGCCGTCTCCAATATCGCGGGGTCAGCCGGCGCCGCGGCCTTCGCGCCCTTTCCCGACTTGGGGGACTGAGCTTCGTCGGTGGGCGCCGGCGCGAGCGCGGCGCGTAGCAGCGCGATGTCGATCGGCTTCAGCGCGCGGGGCTCGGCCGGCTCGTCGTTGGTGGGCGTGGCGGAGCTGTCGAACGTCCGGTTCAGCCTGAACTTCACCTTCTCCAGGATCTTCAGACGCGGCGCCCAGATCCACCCTTCGCCGACCGGCAGGGACGGCAGGCTGTCCAGGATCTCTCTTCCGGCCTTGGGATCGGCCTCCTGGGTGATCCACTCCTTGACGGCCGCGCGGTCGTGGGGGCCGACGTTCAGCATCGCCACCAGGGTCTGCACCTGGCTCAGGGCGTCGTTGTGCAGCTTGGCGGGCCTCTGGGTCAGCAGCATCACCCGAAGGCCCTGGGAACGGCCTCCAGAGACGAGCTCGTTGGCGGCAGCGAGCATGCGGCCGGCTTCGAAGTCGTGAACCCGGCCCTTGGGCGCGAAGAGGTGCGCTTCGTCGATCACCAGGTGGAGTGGCCGTGTGTTGATCTCCGCCATCCGTTCGGCGAAATCGGCGAAGAGCCGCGTGCGCCCGCTCACGGGCAGAAGGCGCGTGTCGATCACGCAGCTGAAGTCGCCCTGGGAGACCGTTTCGGCGAGCGCCCGGCCCGCGCCCGAATCAAGCTCTACGTCGCCGTGAAGGCCCCCGAGAATGGCGACGGGGTAGGGCGACGGCGTCTTGCCGTCGAGCGCCAGGCGCAAGCCCCACCAGACGCCCTTGGGATCGATTACGCAGACGCGACGGCTGGCGTCGAGCAACAGCTCGACCTCGCCCTTGGCGGCGTACGTCTTCCCGGCGTCGGACGTGCCGAGGATGCCGACGTGGCGGTTCAGCGAGGCTTCGGGGAGGCGATCGAGCATCAGGCGGCGCTTTCCGACTTGTCGGCCGCACCGCGCCGATCGTGAAGCTCAAGCAGGTGATCAAGGTTGGCTGGTGGCGTGAGTTCGAAATACGCTAGCGGCTCCGACCAGACCGGCTCCCCGTCCTTGGAGAACACCCATTGGCTCGGCTCGCGCCAGATGTCCCATAGGATCACCCCAAACCAGTAGTCTCCCGGCTTCACACCGCGCTGCGCGTCATCAGGCACGCGATCGTGGATCCCGAAGCCAAGATAGGCCGTCCCGTCCCGATGGGCGCAATCGATCGCCTTGAAGGGCAGTTGGCCTGCTAAGGCGACACTGAGCTGGCCATGGGCCTGCGCGTAGCCCCGTTGCACGGCCAGGGCGATCCGCAAGTCGGAGTCGTCTCCCCTGGCTCTCCAGGCGCGCTGACTGAAAGCATATTCCAGCTGCTTGCGCTCATCCGCCGTCCAATGGTCATCGCCCGGAACCTTCTTGACCGGCCACGCCTCCATCGCCTCGGCTTGCCGAAGGGCGGCCTCCGCGTTCGCTTTGGACCCGCCGCGCGCGAGGTGCAGAGCCGCCCACGCCCTCGTCATCTCGGCGGCGTCGGCATCCTGGGCGCGACCAATGAAGACCGGCTCGTCGGCGGGGATGGTGGAGACCTTCAACATGGCGTCGAGGTCAGCGCGTCCGGTCTGCATCAGTTAATCCCTTCCTGAGTTTGGCGCCGCGGGACGCCGTCGAGGTCCTCGCTTCGCCTGGGCTTGGCGATCACGTCGGCCAGGGCGTGCAGCTGCTGGGCCGTGACCGAGGCCGACTGGATGGCGCACAGGCGCGTGACGGCGACCCGGATGATCGTCCAGAGCCGCACATGTTCCGGCTCATCGCGCTTCATCAGGCTGAGGAGCTTCAGGGCGGTGCCGGCGGCTTCATCCAGGCTCGGCCGTTCGGCGATCATGACGGGTCTTCGCGGAGACCGAACCGCGGCCGAAAGGCGTCGCGGTTCTCCCAGGGCCAAAGGTCCAGCGCGATCACGAGCTTCAGGCAGCTGTTGGCGTCCCTACGCGGCCAGTCGATCACCGCGAAAAACCGACCCTCGCGGATGAACACACCGCAGTCGGTGAACGGGTATTCGCCGCCGGCTTGCCGCTTCCTGATCTGGTCCACATAGGCAGAGCTCGAGCACTGCAGCGCCATTTCGATCGGCACGCGCCAGAACCCCTCGGGGTAGCGGGTCTCGATCGGCAGCTCGGCGATCTCATCGACCAGGCGCGCGGCGGTCACGTCAGGCGATCCGCGCCGAAAGACGAATGATCGACTTGTGGTAGGCCTTGGCGGCGGCGTCCCGCTCCGCCGGCGTCACGCGCCTGTTGAACGATCGGGCGGCATGATCCTCGCAGTAGGGCTGTCCCTGCGGCCGCGCGCAGCCGCAAAAAAGCATCACACCGGCGTTTTCGCCGATCGGCCATTTGCAGCCATTCCCGAGCGCCAGAAGATCGACCCCTTGCGCTTCGCCTCCCACCAAAACCACCGGCGCCGGCGGGGGGGGGGCTCGGTCGGACCGGGGCGCTGCGGACTTTCACGGCCGTCGGCTCTCGCCGCGGCCGCGGCGCGCCCACGGCCGGGATTTTCGGCGCGGAAGCGGCGGCGCGTTTATGGACGCCGAGACGATGCACCATGCCGATCACCGCGCTGCGGCTCGGGCCGTTGACGCGCGGTTCCTTAAGCCGCTCTACGATCATCGTCGCCGAGAAGCCTTCTTCTTCCCAAAGCCGCTTCGCCAGGACTTTTGTCTCGTCGGTCCAAACGAACTTTTCGTAGGTCCGCATCAGTGCACGCGCCGATCAATGGGCGCGGCCCGCTCGTTCGCATCCGCCACGGCCCGCGCAAACCCGAGGCCGACGTCCACAGTGTCCTGCAAAGCGATGGGCGCAAGGGCGAAGATGCGGCCGTTTCGGTCGTGCAGGCGCACGAACACCGTTCCATGGGAGCAGGTTGCGAAGCTGATGCTGTCGGCCGTCAGGGGAGCCGAGGCCGCCTTCTCCAGATACTGTCGACGCCGCGCGCCGCGCAGGGCCGACATCAGTGCACCATGGCGTCGATGACGCGGCTCAGCGCTTGGCGATGCTCGATCGGCAGATCCGCGATCTTGGCGAGTGACGGCATCAGCATGCCGGCGCGCTTGATGCTGGCCTCGCGGGCCAGATAGGCGCTGTCCTCGCGCGGAAGTTCGCCCAGGCCCTCGAAGAAGGCCCCGGGCGTTGTCTTTAGCGTGATGGCGATGCGGTAGAGCGCAGAGGCGCTGACGCGATTGGCGCCGCGTTCGTATTTCTGGATCTGCTGGAAGGTGATGCCAAGCTGCTCGGCCAGACCCGACTGCGACATGGACAGGAATTTGCGACGGCGTCGGATCTCCGCGCCGACGTGTATGTCGATCGGGTCGAACGGACCGTCTTGGGGGGGGGCGAGGTCAGCCATGGTGGTGGGGCTCCGTTGGGGTTTGGGCGAGGTCAAAGGTGAAATTCGAACACGATCAGGGCGGCGAAAGCGGCCATGAAGATCACGACATAGACGTGGCGGCTGAGCCGGCTCGGCTCCGTCGTGATGCGGCGCCGGAGCGCCCTCGCGCTGTCGGACGGCTTAGGCGGCTGCCAGGCGACGGGACCCTGCTTGCGCTGCGCTTCCAAGGCCGAGCCCAGCACCAATCCGCGCCGGAACGCTTCGCGCGCCACGGCGCGATCGGGGTCGATGACGATCTCCAGCTGCGCTGGGTTACGCTGGAAGCGAGGGTGATGGACCGCGGCGCTCATGCGGCGGCGCTTTGCGGGGCGGCTTGCAGCTGCTCTTGCAGCCGTGACCGTAGGCGGTCCCTCAGGATTTCCCAGAGGGCCACGCCTTTTTCGCGGGGCGTGAATTTGGCCTTGTCCTCCTCGCGCAGGAGCTTGATCTGATCGAAGGCGTCATAGAGCCGCTGATAATCGACACCCCTGAACTGCGGGTCCGTGACGATCGCCACCAGCGCTTCGATGATGGTGGACGTCAGGCCGCCGGGAATGTTGTTGGACGTTCGCGTCACGCATTGAAGGGCGTGGGCGACGCGATCCGCACCGTGGCGCGCCACGCTCTTCTGGATGATGACGATCCCGATCGTCTCCCCTGGGCGCATTCTGGAGCTTGCGGAATTGGAGTTGAGGATCTTCACGGACGCG